ATCACCGGACCACAAGGTAACCAAGGACCAACTGGTCTTCAGGGTACAACAGGAGCACAGGGCAATCAAGGACCTACCGGATTACAAGGAACAGTAGGCGCACAAGGTTTTCAAGGCCCTACGGGTCAATCAGGTAACCCTAGCTTTCAACCAGGCCCTCAGGGCAATCAAGGCCCACAGGGTGATACTGGCTTTCAAGGATTAACCGGCTTACAAGGCACCACCGGAGCTCAAGGAAGACAAGGCCCTCAAGGCAATCAAGGCCCTACAGGGCTATCTGGAGTAGGTTTACAAGGACCCGCCGGCGAACCAGGAGGTACTGGCCCACAGGGAAGACAAGGACCGCAAGGCAACCAAGGCCCTACCGGCCCGCAAGGACAAAAGGGGGAGGTAGGAGTAACAGGACCTCAAGGATTTACCGGTCTTCCTGGTCCTAGAGGCCCGCAAGGATTTACAGGAGACACAGGACCTTCAGGCCCTCAAGGATTTACCGGTCCTCCGGGTTCTACAGGCTCTACCGGCTCTACTGGCTCACCCGGTCCTACTGGTCCACAAGGTTCTACCGGCGCCCCAGGCCCTACCGGCTCGCAAGGATTTACCGGTCCTCCAGGTTCTACAGGCTCTACTGGCTCACCCGGTCCTACTGGTCCACAAGGTTCTACCGGCGCCCCAGGCCCTACCGGCTCGCAAGGATTTACCGGCCCTACAGGATTAGGCATTCCTGGCTCACCTGGTCCCACTGGCCCTACTGGTTCTCCAGGACCTGCTGGCCCCACCGGACCTAAGGGAGATACAGGCGCTACTGGACTAGGTCTCCCAGGCTCTCCTGGACCTACCGGACCTACTGGCCCTGCGGGCCCTACCGGTCCCACCGGTTCTTCTGGACCTACCGGACCTACCGGTCCTACCGGTCCCTCAGGAGGATCAGGCCCTCCTGGTCAGAAGGGTCAGAAAGGCGAAAGGGGTATAGGAGGTCCATTCGCGGCCTTCTCCGACAAAAGACTAAAAAAAGACATAAAGCAAATACAACCTGTATTAGAAGAAATATATAATATAAAACCAGTTAATTATTCTTGGAATCCTGACGAAATGAAAGGAATAATCTTAGAGGTAAATAAAAATTCGTCTTCTTACAGAATACCTACCGATATAAATAATAAGGAAGTCGGTATAATTGCACAGGACATAACAGATGGGCTAAAAACAGGTCTTCTAAGAGAGCTAAAAATACAAGGACAAAAAGGAGTATTAGCTGTTAATTATGACAAATTATCTGTTTATAATTTAAAAGCCATACAAGAATTATATGATATAGTAAAAAATTTATCAGAAAGAGTTTTAAAACTAGAAAACAAAAAATAATATGAGTAAATTACGAAACATAGAAGCAGTAAAGAAACTTCTTGTAGGAGAACACAAATCTCAAAAAAGAACTACAATAGGATATAGAAAAAAAGAAGACTATAGAATAAGAAATGTTGGCGACATTTGGGAAGAGGTTTCTCCTATGGGCGATGTAGTAGAGTGGGAACAAAGAGATGGTTATAAAGTTAAAAGAGCAAAAGGAGTCAGAGAAATACTAAAAAAATTAGATGAAATAAAAAAATTTCCTAATTGCTTAGATACATGTGAAGGTAAAATTTTTGGTCAAGCAGATTACAAACTAGGTAAAAAAACAGGACGATGTTTAGAATGCACTATAAAATATGAGGCAGAATTAAAATTAAAAGGAGATTTTAATACTTATGTTAATGATAAAAAAAGAGAAAATGCAATATCTTTCTTAAGAGAAGCATCAGAAGAAGTTGAAATTTTAATTAAATCTTTTGATAACATGGGATATTCAAATGCGGATGGGTCTATAGAAAAATGGACTATAGAAAACAAAGAATCGTTTTTAGATAAAATAAGAAATGATTTCAATGATTTAAAAAATGAAATCATGGAAACATATAATATAAAAGAAATAGATATAAAATAACATGTCTACAAATAAAGTAAAATTAGCAATAGCACAAGAGTATAAAAAATGCGCTAAAGATCCAGTATATTTTACAAAAAAATATTGTAAAATAGAACATCCTAAAAAAGGTAGAATATTATTTGGTTTATATCCCTTTCAAGAAACTACTCTAGAAAAAATGTATAAGGATAGGTACATTATAATTAATAAAGGTAGACAATTAGGAATATCCACACTATCTGCTGCATATATTTTACACAATATGATTTTTAAAAATGGATATAAAGTTCTTATTATTGCAACGAAACAAGATGTAGCAAAAAATTTAGTACATAAAATTAGATTAATGCATGATTTTTTACCTTCTTGGTTAAAACAAGAGACTTTAGAAGATAATAAAATGATGTTAAGATTTAAAAACAATGGATCAAGTGTAAAAGCTGTATCATCAAGTCCAGATTCTGCTCGTTCGGAAGCCTTATCTTTACTTGTCATAGACGAAGCTGCTCACATTACAAATTCAGAGGAGATATGGACAGCCGCACAATCAACCTTAGCCACCGGAGGTAGTTGTATCCTCTTATCTACACCGAATGGAGTAGGTAATTTGTTTCATAGAATATGGCAGGAATCTTTAAACGGAGGAGATTTCACATCAATATTTTTACCATGGACCGTGCATCCGGAAAGAGACTCAAAATGGCGTAAAGAGCAAGATATATTATTAGGAGAAAAGGCAGCAGCTCAAGAGTGTGATGGGGACTTTTTAACTTCAGGACATACAGTAGTAGATGGTAGTATATTAATATGGTACGAAAATAATTGCGTAAAAGATCCTGTAGAAAAGAGAGGAGAAACCGGAGATTTGTGGATATGGAAATACCCAGAAAGCGACTGTAGCTATGTAGTTTGTGCCGACGTATCTAGAGGAGATTCTTCAGATTTTTCTGCTTTTCATGTCATAAATATTGAGTCTTTAGAACAAGTAGCGGAGTTTAAAAGCATGATAGGAACTACAGAATATGGACATTTACTAGTTAGTATTGCATCCGAATATAATGGAGCTCTACTAGCCGTAGAAAATGCTTATGTAGGTTGGGCGGTGTTACAAACAATTATAGATATTGGATACCAGAATCTTTATTATACTTTCAGAAACGACCCTTTTGTAGACCCTGACATTCACATGAATATAAATCAAGAATACATGTTAAAAGACAATATGGTTCCGGGATTTACAACATCATCTAAAACTAGACCTGTAATGATTTCTAAATTAGAAACTTATTACAGAGAAAAATCTCCTATTGTATATAGTAAAAGATTAATTCAGGAGTTGTATACTTTTGTTTGGAAAGACCATAAAGCCGAGGCAAGAGATGGATATAATGATGATTTGGTAATGTCTTTTGCTATAGGCCTTTGGGTAAGAGATACATCATTAAAAATGAAAACACTAGGACTTAATTTTTCTAGGTCTTTATTAGCTAATACAACAAAAACAATATATACTCCTAAAGATAATAAAATTCATGACTCTTGGTCTATGAAAACTAGAGGAAACGAATCAGAAAGTCTTACATGGCTTATAAAATAAAATAAATGGATAACTCAATACAAGCAAAACTAAAGAGACTTTTTTCTACTCAAGTAATTGTTAGAAGAATAGGTAAAGACAGAATAAAAGTTATTGATACATCTAGATTACAAGGAAGCGGCGCAAAAGATAAAACCGCTTATGTAGATAGATTTTCAGGACTACATACAACTAGACAATATGGATATTCACCTAACAATAATACTATAAATTTTCATTCTTCTAAGTTGCAAATATTTACAGATTACGAAGCAATGGATACAGATCCTATTATTGCTTCTGCGTTAGATATATATGCAGATGAAAGTACTGTTATGTCAGTTGAAGGAGATTTATTAAATATTTCTACTCCAAATGAAAATATAAAAAAGATTTTATATAATTTATTCTATGATATTTTGAACATAGAATATAATTTATGGAGTTGGACAAGATCTTTATGTAAATATGGAGATTTTTATCTTTATTTGGACATTGAGGAAGGATTAGGTATAAAAAACGTAATTCCATTATCTGCTTATGAGGTTAGAAGAACGGAAGGAACAAATCCTCAAAATCCTTATGAAGTTAAATTTATATATGAAGGTGTTCACACAACACAAATGAGTCCAATTGTTTATAGAAATGAAGATAGAAAAAATAAAGAATTAGACTATCATGAAGTAGCTCATTTTAGATTATTATCCGACAGTAACTTTTTACCTTATGGTAGAAGTCAGATAGAGCCTGCAAGAAAGATTTTTAAAATGTTAACATTGATGGAAGATGCGATGTTAATTCATAGAATAATGAGAGCCCCAGAAAGAAGAGTTTTTAAAATAAATGTAGGTAGTATACCTCCAAACGAAGTTGATAATTACATGGAGACAATTATATCTGCTATGAAAAAGACTCCATATGTAGATGAAAGAACAGGGGATTATAATTTGAAGTTTAATTTACAAAATATGCTTGAGGATTATTATCTTCCAGTTAGAGGCAAAGATTCTAGTAGCGATATATCAACTTTACCCGGATTAGGTAATCAAGGTTTTATGGATGATATTGAGTATGTGAGAAATAGAATGATGGCCGCCTTAAAAATACCTAAACCATTCTTGGGATATGATAAAGATACAGAAGGTAAATCCATGATTGCGGCAGAAGATGTTAGATTTGCTAGAACAATAGAGAGAATACAAAAAATTATTGTTTCGGAATTAAACAAAATAGCTATTATTCATTTATATACTCAAGGATATAAAAATGAAGAATTAGTTGATTTTTCCTTGTCTTTAAATAATCCATCTTTAGTTTATGAAAGGCAAAAAGTAGAAATATTAACAGAAAAAATGAATCTTGCTTTAGTTATGCAAGATTCTAAATTATTCTCTAGAAAATATATACATGAAAATTTATTTAAATTATCGGAATCAGAAAGACTTGCCGAAGAGGATTTAATCATAGAAGATTTAATGACCACATTTAGACATTCCCAGATAGAAACAGAAGGAAATGACCCAAAACTATCAGGACAAAGTTTCGGTACTCCTCACGATATGATGTCAATAAAATTAGCTTCTCAGGGAAATAAGATTAACCCAATGCAATTTGATGACGGAGAAGAGCTAGAATTTGCAAATAAAGAAGATGAACGAGGCAGACCAAAAAGAATTGGCACTTTCGGAACTAAAAATGATAAATCAAACGGCCGCGATCCTATGGGAGACAGAGATATGAAATCTAATTTAGAAGGAGAAAAAGACCCTCTTATGGCTAGAAAAAGAGAAAATCCAGTAAATTTAGAGTCTAAGTTAGTAAATTCTTTAAGAAAACAATATGACAGTCATATAAGAAATAAGAATCTAATAATAGAAAAATCATTTAAAGAAAATGATAAAGATATAAACTTAGGACTACTAAACGAAAATAACTTATTAGATTTATAGTGGTTTAGGCAAACATTACAATATTTATTTAAAATAATTTCTTTTAATAAGAAATTCATAACTATTAAAAATGAAGAAAATAAAACACAAAAAACACCGGAATACGGGATTGATTTTTGAAATGTTAGTGAAAAGAATGACTAGCAATGTATTACAAGGAGAAGGAATAAATGAAATTTCCTCAATTATAAAAAAACATTTCTCGAATAATTCTGAAATTAGAAAGGAGTTATCTTTTTACCAAATGCTAATTAAGGAAAAAGTTGCAAATCCTACATTAGCAAATGAACTTATAGAATCAGTTAAACAGGCAAGAAATTCTTTAGATTTAGAAAAGTTAAATAAAGAAAAATACAGGTTATATAAAGACATAACATCATATTTTGGCGGGGATTCTTTATTTGACATAAAAGTAGAAAATTACCAACAATACGCAAGCATTTATAACATATTTGAATATAACCAGATGGATAATCCTCCATTAATGGTATCAAATAAACAGAATCTAATAGAATGTATATGCAATTCAGAAACATCAAATAATACAAATGTAGAATTTTTAAAAGAATCAGAAGAAATTAGACTATCAGCATTTGAAATAATGATTCAAAAATATAATGATAAGTATGATGGATTATTAAATGAGCAAAAAATGTTATTAGGAAATTATATAAACATGGAAATATCTTCTGATGAATTTAAATCTTATATAACATCTGAAATACATAAATTAGAAGAATCCATTTCTAATATTATTCCTTTAGTAGAAAACAATTCATCTGCATCTAAATTAAATGAAATGCTTGATGTTTTAAATCAAATAGAAAATACAAAATTCATTACTGAAGACCATATACACGTTATCATGAAATATTATGATTTTGTGAATGTTATATCTAGATAAATATGAAACATAATAAAAAAGCATTCATGAAATACCTATTTGAATCTTTAAACAAGAATTATAAAGTGGGTAATCCTACTAATGAGTCCTCATCTAAATTTTTACCAATTGATGATGAAGATAATGTTAAAAATGAAATGAATGTAACAAGTAATTTGGATGGAGGTGAGGGCCCGCCGAGAACTCCTTTAGTATTTAAAAGACGTAAGCCTGAAACTAAAGAAAAACCATACAAATTTATAAAGAAAACAACTTTCAATAAAATAGAGCGGGATAAAGAAAAACAAAAAACCTCTCCATTTTTAAAACAAGAATCCGTAATAAATTTTATAGACGAATTCTTAAAAAATATAAAAAATGGCACAAAATAAATTATTACTTATTGATTCCATCTCAATATTTAATCCTATAAATTGCATAATAAAAGAGTCTAAAGGAGCTAACGGGGGATTACTAGTTAAAGGGATTTTACAAAGAGCTAATTCTGTAAATTTTAACAAAAGAATGTACCCTCGTAAATTGATGGAAATTCAAGTAGAAAAATATAATGATAAAATTAAAGATGGTATTTCTTATGGAGAATTAGACCATCCGGATAGATCTGATACTTGGTTGTCCGAAGCGTCTCATATAATAAAAGAATTATGGTGGGAAAAAGATGATATATATGGAATTGCTGAAGTATTGGATTGGACACCTAAGGGAAATTTATTGAAAAAATATTTCGACAAAGGACACACCGTTGGTATAAGTTCTCGAGGAGTTGGATCATTAAGGGAAGCTGGACTTAGAAATGGGTCCCCTTATTATGAAGTTGGCGAAGATTATGAAATGGTAGCTTTTGACTTTGTATCTAATCCATCTACACAAGGAGCATTCATGTCCCCTGTAGTAATGAAAGAATCTAAGATATATTCTAATAATTTCGATATTTTAGCTGACGAAATTCTTAATATGTCAAAAATACTGTAATGGCATCTATTATATTCTTATCTCCGGATTTTACTTTTACCAAAGAGTTACATGATAAATTTAAAATTGCAGGAGGTCAAGAAAGGAATAGTAGGTATGTTTCTGTAAAAATGGAGGATAGATTAAAGAGATTGTTGACAAAAGAAACAGAAATAATAGAAAAAGAATTTAGAGCTTCTTTAAAGAATATACGAGGATTAGACTCAAAAAAAAGTGTTAAAGTAATTACAAGTTTAGAAAATTTCTACAAAAATGCTGATTCTATTATAAAAAACAGTAAAATTATAATAGTATCTGATTTAGAAACTAGAAAATTATTTAGAAAAAAATCTAGTCCGGGAGGTGTAAATAGAGATACTTTTATATCTAGATTAATAAAAGTAGGAGAGAGAAACAACATAACAATAAAAAATTATTTACTGCTTTATAAGTACGACATATCTAAAATATTAGATGAAGACACTTTTTCTACATTAGCATCAAATACAAGAGAGCAATATGTAAAAAGTTCTGAATTTGGATCAGGTTATAAAACACAGGTAGATAAAGGAGATAAAAGTAGTTTTATAGATTACGAATTAGGTTCTGCGTTAAAAAGTGCGCCCGTAGGAGTTTCTGAGTTTAGAGGAGTTGCCGATGTTCTAAAAAAAGAAGAAGAGGCGGATGAAGAAACTACAATAAATCAATTAATACAAATACAAAAAAAAGCTAGAGATAACGCTAAAATTATAGTTAAACCTACGGGTAACGCGGTAAAAGATTTAAAAATAGCTATTGTAAATAATTTAATAATAAAAATAAAATACATAAGCGATAATAAATCCGAAGAACTAGCTACTGGGATTAGGGTAATAGAGCCCGTAGCTTTGGGTCAATCCAAAAAAAATCCCGCAAAAGGATTAGCTATAAGAGCTTGGTTGAAAAAAGGAGATACAAATAATCCACAAGATAGACCCGGTTGGAGATTTCTATATGTATCTAACATAAAAAGTATAGAATTTACAGGAGATGTTTTTAATTATAAAAGACCTTCTTATAATAGCGCAGGAGATAAATGGATGTCTTCAATATCTGTAATAGCTTCTTTTGATACTACTAGAATATATGGAAAAGGTAGAAGAGCAGAAATTTATACATCTACAGTTCAAAGATTAAGCATGCTCATATCATCTTCTTCCGGCCCTCAATTGAAATCTTATGTAAAAAAACTAAAAGAAATCAAGAAAAATCACGAAAGTGGAAAACAAGTTTTAGGATATGCAGACAGAGAATTACTTTACTCTTACTTCTCTTAATCAATTTTTTTAAAATAATAATAAATAAAACAGTTAAAATTTTTTAAAAAAAGCATTTTAGTAAAATTAGATAATATTTATTGGTAATAATATCTTGTTTAATATAAGATTAAAAAATTAAAAATATATTTAAGATTTATAATAGTCTTACAATCAAAATAGTAACATGAACGATTTATTAAAATCTGCAATTGCTGATGCAAAAGCTATAAAAGAAACAGCACTGCAAAACGCAAAAGCAACATTAGAAGATTCTATCTTATCTAAAGTATCTCCACTTCTAGAAAATAAAGAAGAAGAAAAAGAAGAAATGGAAGAAGGAGAACAACCGACATGGCTTCAAAAGAAGAAAGGACACGATGATAAAAAACCTAACATGGAAGCCAAAGAAGAAGAAGATGATGATAAAGAAACTAATGAAGCTTACAACGACGACGAAGAAGATGGAGAATCTAAAAAAGATGAATCCGCTAGTTTAGAAGAAATCTTAGCTGAGTTAGAAGAAGAGTTAAAATCTTCTAACATTGGAACTGGAGATAACAAAATGGACTCTTACGATTCAGATACAGAAGACCCTCAAGGTCCTAAGTATTTTAGCCGTAAAGATGTGATGGATGCTCTAGAAACTATGTTTTCAGAAGCAATTGGAGACAATGATGATAACGAAGAAGAAGAAGATGGAAAACATGAAAAAGATATGAAAGAGATGAAAAGAGAATTAGAAGAAGCTTATGAAGTTGTAAATCAACTCAAGGGAATGCTTCAGGAAGTTAATCTCTTAAACTCTAAATTACTTTACACTTCTAAGATTTTTAGAAATTACGCTTTATCAGAAAATCAGAAAAAAGATATTTTAGAAAACTTTGAGCGTGTAGTTACAATCAGAGAGGCTAAATTACTTTATTCTACTTACGCCAAATTGTATGAAGGTGTAGACTCTAATAAAGGTAAAAAATCTAAAAATTTAACTGAATCTTTTGCTTCAAAACCTACTAATAGTACAGCTCCTTCTGCTACTACTAAATCAAACATTGTAAACGAATCAAGCAATCTACGCGTAAGACTTCAAGAACTTGCGGGTATAATTAAGTAAAAATATGGAAAATTTAAACCACATGCTTCCGCATGATTATAATAGAACACAAAAAGCGGAAGCGATGAAATATATAAACAAGTGGGAACCCACTGGTTTATTAGAGGGCTTAGATGAAAAGAGAGAAAAACCGCATTTAGCAGTTCTTCTAGAAAATCAAGCTCGTCAATTAGTAACTGAGGCTAACAGAACTGGTACTGCATCAAACTCAGAAGAGTGGGCAGGTGTTGCGCTACCTTTAGTACGAAGAATTTTTTCTTCTATTGCAGCTAAAGATTTTGTTAGCATTCAACCAATGAATTTACCTTCCGGCCTAGTATTCTTTCTAGACTTTAAATATGGAACTTCTCAACCTGGATTTTTTGCTAATCAAGGAAAAAATTCTCAAAAAGATTCTGTATTTGGTATTACTGACTCTGACAAAGGAGGCACAGCGGGTACTCAAGGTCTTTATGGCGCGGGAAGATTTAGCTACTCTATTAATGATTATTCTAGTTCTACTTTATCTTTTACAGGTAGTTTAGCTAGAATCAATTCAACTAAGTTTTTCACAGGCTCTGTGAATATGACTTCTGACATTAATTACGATACTAACTTCTCCGCATCTTACAAGAGCAATACAAAATTAAGGAAGATATATGTTTCTACTGATTCTGTTTCCGGATTCGATCCATTGGGTGTTAGAGCATTTACAGTAACTGGAACTAACATTAACGATACTTTTCAACAGTTTACATCCTATGATTTAACTAATAACAGAATTGTATTTATTGTTTCTGGTTCTACCACAATGTCTAGTGTTAAGGTAAATTACCACAAACAGCCTACAGATATTACTAGAGGTGATTTTGAAGAAGGTAAAACTCAAGCCGGAGGAGCAAATCAAGATTTACCAATTCCGGAAATTAATTTGGAAATGCGCTCTGAAGCCATTACGTCTAAAACTCGTAAGTTAAAGGCAAAATGGACCCCAGAATTCGCGCAAGACCTTAATGCATATCACTCTATTGATGCTGAAGCTGAATTAACTTCTATGCTTTCTGAATATATTTCTCAAGAAATTGATTTAGAGATTTTAGATATGTTAGTTTCAGAAGCTCAAACAGTAGAGCGCTGGTCTGCAAGAATAGGATTTACATATGATCCGGGTACTACCGCATTTACAAACTCTGCTACTACAGGACAATTCTACAATCAAGGCACTTGGTTCCAAACTATCGGAACTAAAATGCAAAAAGTATCTAATGAAATTCATAGATTAACAATGAGAGGAGGTGCTAACTTTATTGTTACTTCTCCAACTATTGCTACAATTCTAGAATCAATCCCAGGATACGCAGCTGACACTAATGGTGATCAAGCTAAATTTGCAATGGGTGTTCAGAAAGTAGGTTTGTTAAATAGCAGATTTACAGTATACAAGAATCCATATATGACAGAGAACTTATTATTGATGGGCTATAGAGGCGCACAATTCCTAGAAACAGGAGCTGTTTACGCACCATACATTCCATTGATTATGACTCCTCTTGTATATGATCCTGAAAACTTCACACCAAGAAAAGGTATCATGACGAGATATGCTAAGAAAATGGTTCGTCCTGAATACTATGGTAAGATTTATGTTCATGGATTAGATTCCTTATAATCGACATAGTTTAAAGTTAAATTTGAATATAGAAGCGAGGCCCTAAAAAGCCTCGCTTTTTTAGTTTACTTAAACTAATTATAAAATTCATATGTTATTAAAAATAAAAAATATGACGAACATAAACAAAAAAGTAAAAGAACTAAACAAAATTAATTTAAAAATTGAAGAGTTAAATAATAGTTTATCGGAGGATTCTAGTAAAGAAGTAGAAATATTGAAAAAAATAAAAAAGCTAGAACAAGATAAAAGATTGTGCGAAAAATTATTAAATAATATAAATTTTTTATATATTCATAAAACCGTTGATGATTCTTACATCAAATTAAAAAAATCTCCCGCCATAAAAAAAGATGGAGTTTATGTAAGCAAATACTAAATTTAAGATTATACTTATTATAAAAACTTCATGACTGAAAACACAGAAAAGAGAGTACCTAAAAATCCGGTAAAATTTGACATTCAATTATCTAACGACCAAAAAGAAGCAAAGGAAAAAATTTTAACACACCCAGTAAATTTTATTTTAGGAAAACCAGGAAGTGGAAAAACGTTATTAGCAACACAAATAGCTTTAGATAAATTTTTTAGAAGAGAAATAAACAAGATAGTTATAACAAGACCTATGGTGGCAACAGAAGAAATGGGTTTTTTACCAGGAACACTAGAAGAAAAATTAGAACCTTGGATTGTTCCAATAAAAGACAACATAACTAAAGCCTATTCTAAACAATCCGCCGTAGAAAGGTTATATACTGATAAATCTGTCGAGTTAGTAACCTTAGCACACTTTAGAGGTAGAACATTTGACGATTCTGTTTGTATTATAGATGAGTTCCAGAATTTAACAAAAGAGCAATTATCGATGTGCATTAGTAGACTAGGAAAAAATACAATCATGATTTTTGCAGGCGATCAAAACCAGATAGATTTAAGACATAAAGAACAGTCTGCTTTTCACCTTATATCAGTTATAAATCAGAGTAAGTATGTAAATTGCGTTACTCTTTCAACAAATCACAGACACGAAGCTTTAGAAGATATATTTAAATATCTTTACCCTAATTAATTTCATTTATGACAATTAAGTTTTATATTGGTTATTACTCTCATTTTGATGCCGGCGGAGATAATTTCGCCGGCACTGAATGGGCCCTACGTCACCTCTCAGAAGCTTTATTTGATTTAGGGCACTCTGTGTTTATTACAGGGGAAATAGTTCAGGAGAGTGTCTTGAATGGCGTTATTTACACAAATAATTACAATACAAGAGCGGACATTTTAATTGCTTTAAATTATACACATTACATTGATTTAATTTCAGAGGATTCATATGATTATTCTTATTTTTGGATTCACAATGTAGATACGTTTTTTTACAATTACTATAAAGGTAAAGAAATAAAAGAATTAGAAAGTAGGGTATTCAATCATCCTAAATTTAAAAGTGTTATATGTGTATCTAAATATCATCAGAAAGAATTTAATTTAAACTTTGAACATGTAAATTCTATCATTTCTTATAATGCGGTAAAAACAATAGAAAAATCAAATAAATTAAAAATTGATGATTCTTACATTTATATATCACATGCAGAAAGAGGATTAAATGAAATTTTAATACATTGGAGAAAGATTTTATATTATAAGCCAATGTCAAAATTATACATATTATCGCCTAAATATGGAGAAGATTTTTATAATAAACATTTCTCTCATGTAAAAAACACTTATAATAATGTATATTTTTATGGTTCTCTAAAAAAAGATGAATTAATTTCTTTTGCAAGTAATAAAAAGTATTGGCTATATCCTTCAAATTATGATGAAACATTTTGTGTATCTGCTGTTGAAATGCAAATGTTAGGATTAATTCCAATTACTAGATTAAGAGCCGGATTAAAGGAAACTGTTTTTAATTATATAGATTTTGATTCTTGGCTATCTTGTGTAACTAGTAATCAAAATTTTACTATTTTAAAAAATTCTTTCAATAGTAATATTTCAATTGATGATTTTAAACCTATTGTTGTTGCTAATAAACTAATTCATAAAATAATGGAAAATATTGATAATAAAATTAATGAAGTCATGGATAATAAATTGAATATCGATGCTGTATATGTAATATCTTTTGATGTTTCTGATGATGCAGTAAATAAGTACACCGCGGAATTTAATAAGCTAGGAATTATACCAAAACAATTTCATATATTTAAAGCTGTAGATGGTAGAAATCCTAAAGTAAATTTTAAATGGAATCTTTTCAATAATTGGAAAATAGATAATCATAGTAATTCATATTATAATCGGGACATTTTACCAGGAGAAATTGGATGTGCTTTATCTCATTTGTCTGTTTGGAAAGATGCAAAAAGTAAAAATTATGAAAGCATCTTAATATTAGAGGATGATTTTAAAGTAGATAAAGAGTTCCCCGCGAAAGAAATAGCATTATATGAGTGGGGCTTATTGTATTTAGGAAGGCAAAAAATCGGCGGGGACACAGACATACAAAATGAATTATATGTATCACCAGGATACTCATGGTTATCACATGCTTATATGTTATCTAAAACAGGATTAGATAGAATATTAGAACAAAATCTAGAATCATATATCATGCCTTTAGATGATTTCTTAGCATGTACATATTCAATAAACATAGAAAGATCAGATTTAGGACATATATGGAGAGACATGATTGCATATGCTTTAAAAGAATCTATAGTAAGTCAAACAAGTAATAATAAAACAAGCAAAACAGAAAGTAATTCATTTGCATCTCCTATATATTTAACAAAAGATTTTAATGCATGGTCAACATCTTTTATAAATCCTGCATTGAAAAATAAAGAATATGATTTAATTGTAGATGAACCTATACCTGATGTCCTACATTTACATGCTTTCAAGAATAACTTTTGCAATGAAGTCATAAGATTAGCAGAAGATTGTGGAAAATGGACAAAAGATAGACATTATTTTTATCCAACTCATGACATGCTAATCAATGAATTTCAATTACATGATGCTTATGACATGTTTTTAAATGAGTACATATATCCATTAATAAAATCTAATTTTGTATTAACTGGAGAAAAATGGAAAAAATTTAGCTCTGAAAACTTTATTATAAAATACACCCCGGAAAATCAAGGACATCTATCACTACACCACGATGATTCCGCATTCTCTACCGTTCTTACCTTAAACGAAGACTTTGAAGGAGGAGGTACCTGGTTCTCAAAACAAAAAGCACTAGTCAAAGGAACTACAGGAGAAATTACTATCCATCCGGGTCAAATAACGCATAGACACGGAGCTAGACCCGTTTTATCCGGAACTAGATATGTCCTTGTTTCATTTATTAGACAGGTATATTAAGTATTGCCAAACTTAAATAAAATAATTCCACTAGACTATTTATTGTAAAACACAGATGGCAGTTCATATACCTATTTGGCCTGGAAGCGGTAGTGCAGTATCTGGATCTACTCCTTTTGGTATTTTCGATAAAGATATTAATTTTCAAAATGACGCGCCCAAAGTAGCCGTATGGTGCGCAAGAAGACTTGGATATCCTTTAACTGATATAGAATTACAAGATATAAATTTTTACACTGCTTTCGAAGAGGCTATTTCGGAGTATAGCAATCAAGTCAATGCTCACTCCGCAAAAGACAATATATTAGGATTAATGGGATTCAATACGGGTTCCCTTAGATTAGAAAAAGAACTAGTAACAAATTCAATAGCAGGTATTTTAGAAATATCCGCTGAATATGGTACGGAAGTGGGAGTAGGAGGTAGAACTACATTTTATACAGGCTCTATACTAGTAAAAGAAGGAAAACAAGTATATAGCTTACTAGACCCTACTAGAGTTTCATTAGAGTCCGGCAATCCTGCTACAGACAAGTTCGTAATAAGAAAAATGTTCCACAATGCTCCGCCTGCTATTGTAAAATATTTTGACCCGTTTGTAGGAACAGGTTTAGGTACTCAAAACTTACTAGACCAGTTTGGATTTGGTAATTATAGCCCTGGAGTTAATTTCTTATTGATGCCTTTACATCACGATATTCTTAGGATGCAGGCCATAGAATTTAATGACCAAATAAGAAAATCTGCATACGGTTTTGAAATTATAAACAATAGAATTCGTATATTTCCTACTCCTGCAAAAGAATATAAGATTTGGTTTGAGTATACTTTAGATTCCGAGTATAAAAATGCAAATAGAGGAGGAAAAGGTAAAATTAATAGTCACGCTACAATACCTTATTTTACCTTACCTTATTCTAGCATAAATGATATAGGTAAGCAATGGATAAAAAAATATACTCTAGTTTTATCTAAAGAAATGTTAGCTTACGTTAGAGGAAAGTATAAGACATTACCCGGATTAGAAGATGAGATTACCCTAAATACAGAAGATTTAATGTATTCGGTAAATGAAGAGAAACAAAGGCTAATTGATGTACTTAGAATAGAATTAGATCAATTTAGTCGACAATCTCAACTAGAAAGAAAAATGGCTGAATCGGAAGCTCACGAAAAATTCTTATCTGTAATTCCTCTTAAAATATACATAGGATAATGGCACTATTTGGAAGTGGTAGAGACGCATCATTAGTTAGGAGCATAAATAAAGAAAGAGTCAATAAAGTAATTGCCTTAGAAATAGAACTTTATAAATTATCAAGAGAAGATACCAAAGAAAACATATATAGAGAAGCCCCCAATAAAGTATATTATAATTCTACTAGACTTAATTGTATAGTAAAAAGAGGAGTAAAAGAAACTATAGATACCGATTTTGGTTTGGATTTTGAAAGAAATGCTACTTTTTATTTTTTAAGAGATGATTTAATAGAGAGGAATTTAGTTATAGAACCGGGAGATTATGTTTTTTTCGATATGGATTTTTATGAGTTAAACAATGTATTTTCTGATAACGCCTGGTTTGGTAGAAATCCCGAAACTTATATACCGCACGTTTTAGGAGAAGAATCGGAATTTGGTTATAATATATCAGTCATAGCCGAAGCACATCTTAGCAGAAAAACAAATCTTACTACAACAGATTATAGGTCTGGTATTAATGATGCGTATGATGAACTAAATAAATATTAAAATGGCTAAATCTACGATAAATCCTACCGTATATAATCAACTATATAGGAATCAAGTAAATAGAGCGGAGCAAATTAGAGAAGACAATGATTACATTAAAGTCCCTGAAATTACTATATATGACGTGGATTATGCTATTTTACACTATCTTAGAAATTCCATAAAACCTGAAGTACAAGACAGGGATAGAATGATTGATGTCCCTGTAATGTATGCAAGCGGAGAAATATGGTCTCAAATCCAATCAAATGGTTTTATGAGAGACGAAAAAAACAAATTACTTTGCCCTGTAATGACTCTTTCTAGAACAAGAATGGAGGAGTATAAAGACTTTGCTAAACTTGATGTAAACAATAGAGTATCTAGTAGAGTATATCATTCGTTAGGATATACTCAAACAAATGACAGACATGCCCTGTCAAATAGATTAGATTTAGAATTACCAAAAGCTGAAATATATACAATACTTATACCTGAATATTATTATGTCTATTATGATTTAATTATTTGGACTGATTTTAATGAACAATTGAATAAAGTAGTTGAACAAATAATACCTGTAAATAATTTTGTATGGGGAAATGATTATCAATTTGTAACTAATGTAGAGGACTTTTATTTCTCTACCGTTAACATATCAAAACAAGAAAGAATTGTAAAAGCATCTACTAAACTTAGAGTTCTTGCGACTCTTATGCCTGCTTATGTAGAAAGAAAATCATCAATTCAAAAAGCATTTTCCATAAAGAAAGTAAATATGAGAGAAAGATTATTCTAATTTTATTTTTTTAATTGTTTGAGATTTTTAAAACATATTTATATCAAATGAGAATTAATTAATAATTCTTGATATAATAATTAATTGACAAAAACAAAAAAATGGCAGAAAGAATAGTCAGTCCTGGCGTATTTACAAGAGAAAAAGACCTGAGTTTTCTCCCCTTAGAAATACAAGCCATCGGAGCGGCGGTTGTTGGTCCTACGTTAAAAGGCCCTGCATTCGTCCCTACCACAATTTCTTCTTACGAAGAGTACTTACGAGCTTTTGGCGGACCTTTTAGTTCAGGTTCTGGCACCTCCGAAAGGCAATACAAATTCCTAACAGATTACGTTGCACAAGAATATTTGCGATATGCTGAAAATCTTACTGTTGTTCGAGTTTTAGCAGGAGACTATAAATACGCTAGTTCAAATGTAGTTTCAAGAGGAGCTTATGCAGCAGCTCCTGCCGGAATAAAAACAAATTTAACAGGCTCTTATTTTACATCAGCAAATCAAACTTTTAAAATCACCTTAGTCTCTCCTGGAAACTTTGGCAATAGCGCGTTAACTTCAATAGCTTCTAATAACGGAATAGGAAGTCCGGCAGATGATAAAACAGGAGGCGTACTTAATATTGGTAACAGAGAAAACTTGAGATGGGAAATTAGAGACGTAAACACAGATTTAGGTACCTTTGATTTATATATTAGAAGAGGGGACGACAGACATAACAGAAAAGTAATTGTAGAGCAATATAATGATTTAACTCTAGATCCTAATGATACTAACTATATAGGAAGAGTAATCGGAGATCAGATGTATACTCTTAGATATGATTCCGATGGAGTTCCTTTCTTACAATTAAGCGGTTCATTTCCTAATCGTTCAAGATACATTAGAGTTGAGGTATTTAAAGAAAACTACAACTATTTAAACGAAAATGGTCAGATAAGAGTCCCTGCTTTCTCTAGTAGTTTACCAGCCGCTGTTTCAGGTACTTTTTCAGGAGGATCAGATGGATATGTAAAACACCCTAGATTATTTTTTGATAAAATTACCGGACAAAATAGCCAAGGATTTAATTTAGATGATTTAGCAGGAGGTGCATCCGGGTCTACTGCATATTTAGACGCAATTGATATCTTAGCTAATGCTGATGAATACGATATCAATATGTTACTTATGCCAGGAATTATAGATGGTGTAGGAGAGCAGCACGGGGAAATAATCACGAAGGCAATAGCGATGATAGAAAATAGAGGTGATGTTTTTATGGTAGTTGATCCTACTAGATACGGTGACACTATTGGACAAGCCATAAATGCAGCACTAGCTAGAAATACTTCTTATGCAGCTTATTATTATCCGTGGGTTCAAATCGCAGATGCTGATTTAGGTAGAAACGTATGGGTTCCACCGTCTACTGTGGTATCTGGAGTAATTGCATTCAACGACTATGTTCAATTTCCATGGTACGCACCAGCAGGTTTAAATAGAGGTGCTATTGACGTAGCTCTACAGGCAGAGAGAAAATTAACTTTAGGCGACAGAGACAAACTATACACTTATAACATCAATCCTATAGCTACTTATCCAAGAGAAGGAGTAGTCGTTTGGGGTCAAAAGACACTTCAAAAGAAAAGGTCTGCTTTAGATAGAGTAAATGTTAGAAGATTGTTAATAGCAGCCAAAAAATTTATTGCGTCTTCTTCTAGATATTTAGTATTTGAGCAAAATACTAAAGAGACAAGACTTAGATTCTTAAGTATTGTAGAACCTTATTTAGAAAGTGTTAGAAGAAATCAGGGTCTTTTCGACTTTAGAGTAATTATGGATGAATCTAATAATACTCCTGACGTAGTTGACAGAAATGAGCTAAGAGGTGCTATTTATTTAAAACCGACTAGAACTGCGGAATTCATAATCTTAGATTTCTTTGTGTTACCTACGGGAGCTTCTTTCCCTGGTGATACAGAATAAACAAAAAAAATAACATAAAATGGCATTTGAATATAAACCATTTGAATATTTTAACCCTAAGCAGCAGATGAGATACGTACTCTTCCTGACTAACGTCGGAGTACCTATTCCTACTTATATGGTTAAAACAGCAGACAGACCCTCTATAGACCAAAACCCAGTAACTGTAGACTATGTAAATACAGAATTTAAGGTAAAAGGAAAATCTAGATGGCAAGATATAGCAGTGACACTCTATGATCCTATTGAAGCTAATGGAGCAAAATTACTTCATGATTGGATAAGTCTTTTCCACCATAATTCAGGATTAAATCAATCACCGGCAGGGAGAACTCCGGGTCTTTTAACTCCAGGTGAAGATGGTTTCATCCATGAATATAAGAGAACGCTTACATTTCAAGCACTTACTCCTCATGGTGACGTAGCTGATACTTTTACTCTGTACGGCTCTTTTGTCGCAGATGCTAAATGGGGTAACATGGACTTATCATCTGATGATTTAAATATGTTGGATTTAACAATCACTTATGATTATGCAGTGATGGATCCCACTAAAAACAAAGTTGTTACTACCGGAAAGGTAGACGCATAAATATATTAAAAATTGACAGAGGTGCACTCATGCACCTCTGTTATTATAAAACATGTATGGGATTTACACATAAACCTTTCAAATATTTTAACCCAAAACAGCAGATGCGTTTTGAGTTATATATGCAAGCTGATCCATTTGGTCCCTTCTTCCCTACATACGCTATAAAATCAGCGGAAAGGCCTACTTTAGAAAATAATCACATTACAGTAGATTATATAAATACTGAATTTCATGTAAAAGGAAAATCTAGGTGGCAACCTATTACTATTAGATTCTATGATCCTATAGAGGATAATGGAGCTAAAATGCTTCATGACTACATAAATAATTATCATCATAATTCAGGAACTACAGGCACATCATTCAATTTATTAACTCCGGGAGAGGATGGGTTTATACACGAATATAAAAGAACATTATATTTAAGATCTCTTTCCCCTCATGGTGATGTCGTCGATTCTTTTATATTAGTAGGTGCGTTTTTTGATTCAGTAAAATGGGGGGAATTTGATATGTCTAGCGATGATTTAGTTCTAATGGAAGGTACAATTGTGTATGATTATGCTATGGTTAGAGGAAGTAAAATAAAACTTCCAGATGTAGAAGGACCCGGACTAGATGGAGGAGGGGCAAGTTTAGGAAATCAATTAAAAGATGCTGCTATAAATATAGGAAAAGGAGCAGCTCAAACAGTAGTGAACGCCGGTATTAGCGCATTAGGAGGCTTACTAGGGGGCGGCGGCGGAAGAAACTAGTTTAATTATATACTAATTTTACGTTTTTGACATATTTATTATAAAGAAAAATGGCTAAATCTACACCTGTATTTAGAGAAAAAAAAAGAGAAATATCTTTAACTTTAGATTCAACTGGGGCTTCTGAGTATACTCAATACAGGCCCTTTGCTTATTTTGAGCCAAAATTAAAAAATAGATTTGTTCTTTATTTGGATGTTCAAGGAATATTCATCCCTACTTATTTAGTTAAATCCGCAACTAAGCCAGGATTTAGTTATCAAAATATAGAATTACAATATATAAATACAAAAACGAATTTCAAAGGCAAAATGACTTGGGACCCTATAGAAATTGTTTTATATGACCCAGTAGCCAACCACAGATTTTCTCCAAGAGCATCAACAAATCCTTATGTAGATTCTTTATCAAGTTCAGAAGATGTAAGAAATGATTCCTCTGTTTTAGTTTATGAATGGATAATGAATACTCATTCAAATTATTTAGAGGGAATAGAGTACGCTTTAGAAAAATACAAAAAAACCCTTATTCTTGAAACATTGATGCCTAGAACTAATGTTCAATCAGAAAGATGGGAAATACATGGTGCTTATGTTTCCGCAGTTAAATGGGGAGATTTAGATATGTCAGAAGATAATCTATCTACTATAACTGTAACAATTATGTATGATTATGCATTAATAAAGGATGCTAATGAAAGAAAAGTAATTCCATATAATTTAGGAGAGGGTCCTTTTAAAGAAATAAAAAATAACCCTTTTTCAAGAGTACCATCTGTAAGTTTATTACCGAAATCATAAATTAAAATAATTAAACAATAATAATATGAAACCAGACAGAGAAGTTACATTTAATCAAAGTCCTGACGAAGAAAACATGGAAAATCCAGTTCCGGTTATTCCTTCTGTCCCTCAGGGAATTAAACAAACAACACTAATTGTTGATTTGCCATCTAAAGGACTTTTTTATCCTAAAGAAAATCCCTTATCAACAGGTCAAGTAGAACTAAGGTATATGACCGCCAAAGATGAGGATATTTTAACTAATCAAAATTATATTATGCAAGGAACAGCCATAGAAAGGATGTTTAGAAACTTGCTTGTATCAGAGATTGATTGGGACGATTTGCTAGTTGGGGACAAAAATGCAATTATGATTGCATCTAGAATTGCGGCTTACGGAGAAGATTACGTAATTCAAGTCACAACTCCTTCAGGTAATACACAAGATACTACTATTGACTTAGGAGAGTTAAAACCCAAAAAAATAGATGAGTCAGTTTTAGTAAACAAAAATAGTAATTTGTTTAAACTTACTCTTCCAAAATCTAAAAAAGAAGCTCATATAAAACTTCTTACAGGAAAAGAAGAAAAAGAAATAGATGCTATTGTAAAATCATACGAAAAAATAGGTAAAGATCCAGGACTACTTACTTTACGTTTAAAACACATGATTGTAGCTTTGGATGGAAACACAGATTTAGTATTTATTAGAAATTATATTGATACTGATTTATTAGCAGCAGATAGTAGAGCTATTAGATCTTTTATTAGTAAAATACAACCTGATGTAGATTTTAACGTAGAAGTAATAGACCGGTATACCGGGGAACCATTTCGCGCTCCAATGGTTTTCGACGAAAGATTTTTTTGGCCTGACCTCGAGAGATAGGCAGTACATATATGAAGAGATTTTTCAATTAATTCATTATGGAAAAGGATTTACATATAGTGATTTGATGGACATGCCTATATTTATTAGAAAATTCTTTTATAATCGATTATTACAAGCTTATGAAGAAAGAAATGAAGCAAATAAAAAAGCAGCCAAAAAATCAAGATGATAAGATAAAAAAAATTAGGGAGGGGATTCTCTCCTCCCTTTTTTCATTATTAGCCATTCCTGCACAATTAAAGATGGTAGGTAGAATGTATAGTGCTGCAAAGGAAGATGAAAAATTAAAAAAGTTAAGAGCTCAAAGGTTACAAAGATTACAGTCCTTAAAACATGATTCTGATTCTAATAATAGACATTTTAGAAAATTAAAATAAAAATAAATATCTAAAATATATAAAATGAATAAAGCTAATTTAGGTCATTTAAAAAATTTATTAGCATTAACCAAAAAAGATTTGAATGATTTACAAGAAAAGGTAAATGAGGCTCACCATAATTTAAGAGAATATACAAAGAAAACCGAAGAAAATTATGAAAATCAATTAAATAAAGTAAATGCAATCCCGCAAACTAGAAAAAGCGTAGACATATATCTTAGAGGATTAAAGATATTAATAAATGAAGAGAATAAGAAAAAAAATCTTGCTCTATCTAATATAGATTCAGCTATAAAAACTATAGATAGTGTTATAGAAAAAATTGAAAAAGCAAATAAGCTTACTACTAAGAAGGACGAGGAAAAAAGAGGTGAAATAATACAAGAAATAACAGGTGCTATACCTTCCTTGATAGGATTTATACAAACTGTATTCACTAATTCTAATTATTTAGTAAGTAGAGCAAACTCAAATGCTTATATGTTATATCAACAACCTATTTTAAAAGACCAAGGTATTCAATTTGCAGAGGCACAATATTATCTACACGGAATACAAAGTGCTATAGGAAACCCTAAAGACACAAGTAGTCTGTCTTCGCAAATTAATTTCCTTAAAACTAAAGTAGGAAAATCAGGTGATATTTTAGCTAAAGAGAAATCAAAAGGATTTTCTTTTAGTCAGCAAAACTTAGAAGCACAACAAAAAATAGATAAACAAAAAGCTTATGATGCCGCTCTAAGAGGAAAACTTCCTAATATACAAGAGAGTGAATTATCAGATGCTGTTAAGGCATCTATTTCTTTTATAAATGCACAAAAACTAAAAATAGCTTCTGGAGAGCAATCCGATAAGGAGCTAGAAATCAAGAAAAAAATAGAAGAAACTTTTGGAGTAATAGCTCCGGATATAATAAAATATGCAGCTTCAGGTAATAAGAAAAAAAATATAACTTCAGGAAAAGAGTTATATCAGCAAATTAAACAAACAAGAGGATTTGGAGATAGACCTGAAATAGACTCTATTGGGGAAGAGATGAAAGCTAGATTTCTTAAAAATAGAGAAGCAAAATTTAAACCTAGAGAAAAGTCCGCTTTTGAAACAGAAAATCTTGAAAATATACAATCCGAGGTTAAGTCCGGAGGAGAATCATCACCCGCAGAAGTTATTCCTAAGGTCATTCCTAAAGTAGAATCAAAACCTATTGAAAATATACAATCCGAGGTTAAGTCCGGAGGAGAATTATCACCGGCAGAAGTTATTCCTAAAGTCATTCCTAAAGTAGAATCAAAACCTATTGAAAATATACAACCTGAGGTTAAATCTAGAGGAGAGTCACAATCTCCAGGAGAAGTATCTGATGAAATGCTTAAAGTAATTGAGCAGGCTGTATTCAATGGAGCTTCAAGAGCTTTTGCACAATTCTCAAATGGACCTTCTGCTGCACAACCTGAATTTGGGGATACGACCATAGATAAAATAGGCGAAACTGTTTTTAAAGCTATGCAAAAAGCTTTAGATTATTATTCAGCTTCTCCTGCATTTAGAATGGTTTTAGTTGGAATAGACCCATCAGTTTTAGATCAATTAAAAAATAGTTTATCAGGTTTACCAGGTAGTGGAACAGGTGATATGGACAAATTAGCCGAAGAATTAAGAAAAAGTAGAGAGAGTAACGAAAACCTAGCTAAAATGCAAGAAGCTAGAAGAAAAAAAATAGAAGCAGAAAGAAAGAAAAAAGCTAAAGAAGCAGAAAAAGAAAAAAAGAGAATAGCGGACCCTAATTCACCCGAAAGTATAGCTAAAAAGAAAAAAGAAACCGAAGCAGCAGAAAGAGCTCAAAAGAAAAAAGATAAAGAAGACCCTAATTCACTAGAAAATATAGCAAAAGCGGAAGAAAAAAAGAGGAAAGCAGAAGAAAAAAAAGCTAAAGAAGATAAAGCAAAGGTAAAAGCAGAAATAGAAGCAGACCCATTTAGAAAAAGATTAAAAGGAATATACAAAGATAGCAGACAAGAAATAACTTTTTTATATGATAAAGTTAATAGTTTTTTTCCATTTTTTAATTCAGCTCAACAAGAAGCTAAAAAGACAGCTTTAGAAACACTAGAAGCCGGTTATAAAGCCTTTGATGAAGTATACGCTAGTACAGGAAGTGCTTTTAAGGGGATGATGGCATCTGTAAACTCGATGTTTAAAATATCCCCTGTTACTGTTATAATGGCCGGTTTAACAGCTGCATTTATAGGAATACTAAAATCTGCGAATAGATTAAATAATAAAATAAAAGAAATATCAGCGGAGTTAGGGACATCAAATATGCAATCTTATGAATTTTTTAAGAGTGCAATGAATGCTCAAACTCAATATGATAACATGTATGCTAGCCTTAGAGATGTCAGAGATGTTCAAAAAGGCATCTTAGGAGATTCAGGCATATTATTAAAAGTAAATGATAAAGCATTAGCTAGCATAGCAGATAATGCAAAAAACATAGGAGTATCTACAGAAAGTGCGGGAGCTTTTGCAGAGGCATTAAGAACAAAAGGCGCTACAGATGAGCAGGCAGCTAATTTAATGGCAGCATCTTTAGAACTTGCAGATAAGAGTAAATTCATTATGCCTCAATCTGTGATGGATGACATAGCTCAAAATGTAGAATTTTCATCAAAGTATTTTTCTAACATTAATAAAGATTCTAAATCAGCACAAAAACATTTAGTAGATACTAACTTACAAGTAAAAGCATTAGGATTAAATTTCCAAAAAGCAGCTAAAATGACACAACATTTATTGTCATTTGAGCAAAGCATTGTAGGAGAAGTTGAAGCAACTGTAGCATTAGGAAGACATGTTAATATTGGAAAAGCTAGAGAATTGCTTTTACAAGATGACATTGGAGGAGCGATGCAGCAAATGATGGATACCATGGGAGGTTACGATGCATTTCAAGACATGGATTTTGCTAAGAGACAGCTTATGGCAAATGCAATAGGTCTTGAAGTGTCTGAATTAGAGAAAAGTTTATATTTAAGAGAGAAAATTGGAATAACAAATGAAGATGCTTTAAATGCTGCAATGAAAAATAGTGATTATTTAGATAAAGTAGCAGGTAAAGATGTAGAATTATATAAAATAGAGGCAAAAAAAGTATTAGCAGCAGAACAATTTAATACAGCAGTTGAAAAAGTAAGTGTGGCGTTCAAGTCATCTTTATTACCGGTACTAGAAGCTATTTTACCTGTTGTCGAGATGATGGCATCTGCTATAAATTTTGTTGCAGCAGCAGTAAAAACTGTTGTTGGATTTCCTGGAAAAATTTTGAATGGAATTACCGGACATAAACCAGACTCAGGGGTAGCATCTCCTACCGCTGGATTAGAGGCATCTATGAATATAGGTATGGTTGCGGTAATGGGGGGACTCATACTTAAAACTTTAAAAGGTAAATTAGGAGGTAAAATAGGAGAAGTCGTAGGAAAAGCTAGAGGAGGATTAGATACACTAACAGGAACATTGGGTACTAAGACAAATCCTATGTACGTCATTTCATTAGGCGGAGGAGGAATTGGGGGAATTATGGACTCAGTAGGTGGTAGCCCTAATAGTAGAAGAGGTGGACGAGCAGGATTTTTAAAAAGATTAACTACTTCCAAGAATATAATAGATAGAGCTAAATCTATCCAAAAAATTAGAGATGCTAGAAATCTGTCGACTAAAACAGGAGTTTTTTATAAAATAGGACAGTACATATCTAAGGTAAAACCTTCTAACATGCTTAAACTTGGAGGTTTATTAGCTGTTGCTTCCGCCGGATACGACGTTTATAGCAGACATCAGCAAGGACAGTCCGTTGCTCAAGCAATTACAGGAACCGCAGGAGGACTTGCGGGAGGGTTATTAGGCGCAAAAGGAGGAGCTATTTTAGGAGCTGCACTAGGAACTGCAATTGCGGGTCCTGTAGGTAGTGCTGTAGGAGGCGTACTGGGAGGAATTGTAGGGGGAGCAACTGGTTATTATGCCGGCGGAGCTGTAGTAGATTCTCAATTTAATAAAGATAAAAAAGATTCATCTTATCAAATACAACCCTTTGAATATAAAGGAATGGGATTAAGTGCAACAGGATCTATATATGGAGGAGTTAATAATAAAAAAGCAACTAGTATACCTGTTGAAACTTCCATGGTAGATATGACACCTACCACTTTTAAAACAACTTCTACAGGGTTATCCGGAATTAATCCAAATTATGGAATGACTGGTGTTGTTAGAGAATCAGTTATGATGAATAACGTAAGTAAGAATTTAGAAGCAACTGCATTAATGAGTACGATAAAAGAAAATAACATAGAAAAAGAGAAAGCTTATAGAGATTTAATGAACCAACAATTAAAAACATTAGAATCAATCAGAGAAAAAATAAATCAGCCAGCTGTGGCTTATTTTACTGAAGAAGGAAGAAGACAGGTGGTAAATTACAATAGAGTTAAAAATTCACATTAATTAACCTTATATGCTATAAATAATGAATAATAATTTAATGAATAATAGTTTAACTCTAAGAGATAGAAAAAAGCCTTTTACCTTTACATTTCAAAGAATTTCTGCTGGAGCTGCCGGAAAAGGTAAAGATATAAAACTTTTAGCTTACATAAATAATATATCAGATTCCTCATCTCCTGAATGGGATGAAAGATTAGATATAGGAAGAGCAGATGCTAAAATATTATATAGGAGCTTCAGTAGAAATATATCTCTTTCTTTTACAGTTGCCGTAGAAAGCGAATTAAATCCACAAAAAAATTTAAGTGAAAGAGATTTAGATATAAGATTAGCTAATAATTCTCAAAATAGAAATACAGAAGGTTTTGAACGAAGTAAAATTTACACAGATCCGGACGTTAGGATGAGAGATGCTTTCATAGGAGGGCAGATTCAAACATCTAGGGGGTTTGAACAAGCATCTAGAGTTACTCCTATGAATTTAGAGGATAAATCTAAAATATCAAATCTGTCTACTAGAGTGGCTAATATCACATATCCAGAAATAACTAGTGGTATATCTATAACAACTGTTTTAAATAATTTAAATGAGCTGTCAAAATTATCTTTGCCTGTATATAATGGACCTTATGTTGGATCCTACGTAAAATTTACAATAGGACGTTTATATACTAATGAAATAGGATATATAAAAGGATTAACTTTTGAATGGGATAACTCTACAATTGTTTGGGACGAAGAATATGAACTTCCTATGATTACAAATGTTTCTATGGAAATAGGATATATAGGAAAAACAAAACCTCAAGTATCACCATCAAACTTTTTTGGATAATGAATAGATATGAAGAAATAACAAGTATAATAAAAGAAGAATCAGGCGTAAGAAGATTCAGTACTACTTATTATTATAAAATACCAGATAAAACTAGTGATTTTTACATATACGCTAGAGCAGGAGACAGATTAGATTTATTAGCAAATGATTATTACGGAGATCCTAGATATTGGTGGATATTAGCAAATGAAAATAATATTGGGAAAGGTACCATTGTTCCTCCAATTGGTATAAGATTAAGAATTCCATACCCTCTAGATATGTTAGAATTAGAACAACTCAAAAATGAATCAGTAAATGGCACCTCCTTTTAGAAGACCTATTCCGGAAAAAGTAAAAAAAGTTTTAGAATCTAGATATGGTCTTTATTCTGAAGGAAGTAAGTCCGATAGTTTAGTTTATTATAAACCAAAAACTAGAAATACTGCTTATTGCTTAATAACAAAACAAGGAATAACGGTATCTTCTAGGGAAGATACCTTTGAACAAACTTATAATCCTTCTTCTCTAAAACCTAAACCTAATTTAATAAGAGCTGAGATAGAAAGAATAGGTAACGATGCATCTCTTGTTAATTTATCTATGCGAATTAGGGCTACTATTGAGGTTTATAGCATTTCCGATTTCATAAAATATTCTGAAATTTTTTGCATAAATGACCCAGTAAATAAATTATCTATAACATTTGCATACGCTAGTTCATTTGATAACTGTCCTCAATACACTGTATCAGGTTGTTTTATAGCATACGGAACTTGGCAAAGCACTAATGAAAATTATTATCAACTATCATTTGAGGCAATAGGACCAGGAGAAGTCTTTTCCACAATAGATATTGGATTATCAGGTATATGGGAGTCAGATGATTTACACTATAAGAATCATAAATCATTTTTTCAAAAGTATGAAGACGGAAAGGTTTCAGGATATTATGAACTTATGCTATATGACGCTCAAAAATCAGGTGCTTTTTTAACAGACACTATAGCGGATGGGGATATTGTACCATATAAAACTATAAATAGTTATGCCGTAGATGTTGTTCCTAATATCGAATATTTAAATTTCAGAAACTCTCTAACAAAATACGATATAGTTGTTTATCAACCAGTTGAGGGAAAAATTCTAAGCCCGGATCCGGAAGAAATACCTTCAGCTCAGACAAGTACCGATGAGTATTTTACTTTGCAGTATATTGTAGATAGGTTAATAAATGAATTTTCTTTGTATCCGTTTTATAAAAAATATACCGATACAGATTCTAAAGTAAAAGATGTATATATTGGATTTGCAGCTAAACCTAGATGCTCCACAATATCAAGGAATCAAAACGCGGTAAGATCCTGCGATCCTAAAAAAATATTAATATTAGGTGGGGGAGCAGGTAATTATACACTAAAAAGTGACCGCAGCAAAGGTAAAAACTATGAAAAAGTTATAGGTTATTTTGACGGTCTTAAATCACATTATGGAAACTATATTGATTACAGAAAAATATTAATTCATAGAAATGTAATATGGGATGCTTTAAAAGCAAACATGCATAATGTAAAAAAACCTAGTGCCGGCGAAAATCCAAAAAATGATTTTATAGTGGAAGAATATCTAAGAGTAGATAGGTTTTTAAAAAATATATTTACCGTTATAAGTCAATGCACTGGTGGATTCGTACAATTAAGTTTAATTCAAGACGATGGAGGGCAAAAAGATGACGATTTATCAAATCATAAAGTATTAAAAATCGTTCCGGATACTTTTGTTGACGAGGAATTTAATATATGGAATTTCGACACACTTAATGGAGATGGTTCTACTAGAGAACTACAAATGACAGCCGAACTACCCTCAACAGATTTGCACGCATCTTTAGTTAAGAATATATTTAATTCATCAAGAACTGGGCATTCAATAAGAAAAGGTAACTCAAAAGATGGTTTAGATAGTAGAGATTTAAGAATAATAACAGAAAAACTTTTAGACAACTATTTTAATGATTTAATGCCTAGGACATATTATAGCGAAGAAAGTTGTGATGCTGCTAGGAATTTATTATCTAGCTTAAATAGAGGCAGGTCTACAGAGTCATTAGTTGAAAATAATCAGTATTTATGGTTGATGAAAATGGTTGTTAGAATGGATGGAGTAGGAGGTTGGAGAATTGGACATCATGTAAATAGCAACACAGTACCCCCTAGTTTTACTACAGACAGAAACATAGCTTTTGTCATAACTAGAGTTCATCATGTGATAGAAAATCAAGATTGGCAAACTGAATTGGATTGTATTTGTACCGTAGTACCTCCGGGAACAGAAGTTATAGGACCGGGAGGAAATTCAGGAAAAAAAACAGGAGTCCCAGCATCAAATACAGGATGGGGAGGTGGCGCCTCTAGCGGAAGAGGGGCCGGAGGTAGTTTTTAGAATGCTAATAAAAATAAAATAATCATGGCTAATTTTTTTTATACAGAGGGTAATTTTTTGTGGGATGAAGATAACAAGCCGTATAAAGGATATTATTTTTATGTGAACAGAATACCATACGCCGGTATAAATGAAAGAGATATTAGAAAAAGATTATTTTTAGAATACGAATTTAAAAGAAGAGTGTATTCTTCACTTGGTTTAGAACCCATGGTAGAATATATAAATTTAAACCCATACACTCCGACAAAAGATAAAATAGAAGAATTAGACCCTTATTTCAAGAGATATTTCTACCAAAAAAGAGTAAAGCCTATAAAATCTATTCTAGAAATAAGTCCAGAAGATTATTTTTCTGCTAAAAATTTGGAAATTAATAAAAATAGACTTATATTTGCCGAAGTCTATTGGAAAGTTCGCGGAGACAAAAATAAGATAGCTCAAATAAATAGAAACGAAATTATAAACGCGGATAAAACTTTTCCAGGACTTAAGAGGTTTATTGTAAATTATAATGAGTTTTATATAAATGATGGTTATTGAAAACGAGATTCAGCTAAAGCAGATTCAGACTGATTTTTCCGGTTCTTTTGTATTTCCTGTTCCCAAAAATATGTCAAATTTTTCGGAGGGACTCTCATTACTATTTATACATGATTATAAAACTAATGATTCTTATTCTATAGCATTAGAACATCAAGAATTTAAATCTAACATTACATTAGATGTATTAAAATCATTATTATCATTTAATTATGTCATTGCATCTTCTAAATACATCTTTGATTATTATTTCCCCAGTAAATTTTCTACAGAGTTTCCATTACTATATTGGCTAAATAATGGAGACACAAATTATATAGAAGATTTATACAGTTTTTCATCTAAGTTCAAAAGATTTTATTATCCATCTACATTATATAACATGTACATACCATATTACATGTTTGTTAAATGTTTTAATAGTCAAGTATCATTTTTATCTATATTGGAAAAAAAATCTAATGTCATTGAAAAATATACATCAATTTTATCATGTTTAAATCATATTAGAGATAATGGAATTTATATTGATATCCCCCAAATAAATCAAGCCTATAATAAGAAATTAACTGAATCTTTATTACATCCTAAATATTCCCTCTACAACGCCACAGGAAGACCCGTAGGGACATGTAAAGGGATTAACCTTAGTGCTATACCAAAAGATGAAGAACATCGCTTAGGATTCATTTCTAGGCATGATAAGGGAATGTTAGTTGAATTTGATATTAAATCATTTCATTTATATCTGATTGCAAAGGCTAACGGATTTAAATTGAAAAAAGATGATATTCATATGTATTTAGCCAAGATGTATTTTAATAAAGATATTATTTCCCCGCAAGAATATGATGAAGCAAAAAAAATAACATTTACTAATATTTATTCTGAAAGAGGAGAAGCCAAAAAAATTCCATTCTTTGATGAGTTGTACAAGTATAGAGATAATATTTATAAAGAGATGGTCGAAAATAAAGAGATAGAAGTTCCATATTGCGCTAGGACTTTAAAACTAAAAAATCTAAAAGATGACTACTCTTACACAAAAGGAAAATTATTTTCTTATGTTATACAATTAATGGAAGTTGAACATTTTTTTGACATTATAAAAAAAATTATTGTATATTTGCAGTCGAAGAAAACAAAAATTGTATTATATGTTTATGATTCCTTTTTATTAGATTTCGATAGAGAAGATGGATTAGAAACTTTAAAAGGAATACAAAAAATTATTAATGATTCTGGTTTTATCTCTTCTGTGAAAATTGGAAAAAATTACTTTAACATGAAATCTTTTGATTTGGAAAACGTGAAAGCATGATTGAGAGAAAACCTACAAAACTACTGTGTACATTTTGTCATCCACATTTTATAGAAAGTACATTGAAGACAATTAAAAACACTTACGAAATAACTAACGATAGTGTATTTGTTTTTAGAAATGCGTCTGATAATGATGAACTTATATTAAGCTATAATGTTATTAGAGAGGATAATTTTATTTTATTGCCGTCCACTCTAATGTTACATAGAAATAAAGAAACAGGTACTTTATTTACTCTGAATGGTTTAAATAGACTAATCGAAAAGTCAAATAATGGTAAACTTGATGTTAACTACAAAATTGACTGGGATTATTATGAGAATTGTTTAATAGTAACCGGTTCTGATGGATTAAGATTGATAGACCTAAAGTTTCTATATAAAAAGAATATTTCTAACATTTAAAATACATAGTTATGAGTAATTTTGCAGAACGTTTCAAGCAAGAAGCGAACAGACTTTCTACCTCTACATCTCCTAACAAAAAGAGAGGTAAAAACATTTTTGATTTTATTTGGAGACCTACATCCGGTTCTACTACTATTAGAATTGTACCAAACAAAAAAGATCCTGAATGGCCCTTTTACATGGTTTATATTCATGGTAGAGATTACACCACAAAGATAGGTTTAGCAAATTACGAGTTTGTATCTCCTAAATCTTTCCAAAAAGAAGATCCGGCTGAATTATTTGCTAATAATCTTTACAGACAGGACTACGAGAACAACAAGCAATTTATTAAATATTTTTCTCCTCAAAAATTTTACTATATTCCAATTCTAATAAGAGGTAAGGAGTCTAGTGGAATAAAAGTATGGCCTGTAAACACAAAGACCTACGAGAAGATATTTAATATTATAAGTACCATTTATGAAGACGAAGGAGAGGAATCATCTAAAATATTTGACTTAAAAAGAGGTACTGACTTGGTTATAACTAAACCATCTACCGGAGGAGTTGAAATTACTGCGAAGAGAAGTCCGTCTAATATTATTGAGCGCGCTGAAGACGGATATACCATGGATGACTTTAAAAGACAATACGATGAAATTGGTAATATTGAGGAATTATATGTTACCCACACAAAAGAAGAGATTGAAAAGATGGTTACTTCTTTAGCTGGCAGCTTGTTTGCAAAAAGTAAGGCACCGGAATCTAATGAAATTATAAGAGGTGGAGGTGCCCCTAAATCTGTCGAGGAACCTAGTAAAAAACAACTAGATAAACCAGAGGCCACTAAATCTCTTGAAGACGATTTTTCTAAATTTCTAGACTCTATATAAAAAAAAATAAATTATGGCAAAAAAGAAGGAATCCTCTCAAGAGAGGACTGACACCTCATTCGCATCATCTATCATAGATGCAATAAATGCTAAGTACAAAAAGGATATTGGTACTGTAGCTTACAAACTAGAAGATTCTGTTTTAGCTCCTACTAATGTAAGTGATTTTGTTTCTACTGGATGTACTACTTTAGACATGGCTATTTCCAATAGAGTTAACGGAGGTTATCCTGTAGGAAAAATAGTTGAATTAATTGGATTAGAACAATCAGGTAAGTCTCTACTAGCGGCTCATGCTATTAAAGAGACTCAAAAGAAAGGAGGAATAGGAATTATTATCGATACGGAAAGTTCCGTGAGTAAAGATTTTCTAAGAGCAATAGGAGTTGATTTAACAAAAAACTTTGTCTATGTCCAACACGAAGTCATCGAGGATGTTTTTAACTCCGTAGAAACAATTATTGAGCAAACTAGAGCATCTAATAAAGATGTCATTGTAACAATTGTAGTAGATTCTGTTATGGGAGCTAGTACAAAAGATGAAATTGAAGGAAATTACGATAAAGATGGATGGGCAACTCAAAAAGCTATTATAATTTCCAAAGCTATGAGAAAATTAACAAACTTATTAGGCAGAGAAAAAATACTTCTTATATTTACTAATCAGCTGAGACAAAATTTACAGGCTTTACCAGGACGAGGAGATTCATACACTACATCAGGGGGTAAGGCAATCGGATTTCATTCTACTATTCGAGTAAAATTAGTTAAAAAAGGAAAGATACAAGGCCCGGAAAAAGATTTACCTTTAGGAGTTACTACTGAAGCAGAAATTATTAAAAACAGAATTGGTCCCCCACATAGAAAAGCATCTTTTAATATTATGTATAATTCAGGAATTGATGATGTTAGTTCAATTATGGACTTTTTAAAAGACAAGGGCTTAGCGACGTCTTCTGGCGCTTGGTATACTTACAAGTATTGTAACAAAGAAACCGGCGAAATACTAGAAGACATAAGATTTCAAAGAAAAGATTTTTATGATAAGCTTTTTTCTAGAGAAGAAATTAGAAAAGACATTTTAGCTAATATATCGGAATACTATATTACTACTTATGTGAATAGAAATGTAGCAGACGAAGGAGATTCTACACCTTTTGTTCACATAGAAGAATCAGGAGATGACTATTGATGTATCAAAATTATTAGATAATCATAGGTTTTTATCTAATGAAAAAACAGTTCTTATAATAGATGGTACAAACTTGTTTGTTAGATGTTTTTGCGCTTATCCTACTTTAAATACTGACGGACATACTATTGGAGGTGCCTTTGGATTTATAGAAACTATGTTTTCTTTTGTTAAAACTTATAATATAAACAAAGTAATAATAGTCTTTGATGGTCAAGGAGGATCAGTAAGAAGAAGAAAAATGTATAAAGGCTATAAATCCGGAAAACATAAAGGTTTAAAACTAAATAGACTAGTAGAAAATAAATCGGAAAGTACTGATAAGGAGTCTGACAGACAAATAAGAAGACTTATTGAGTATTTAAACAGCTTACCACTAGTTCAATTAATCATGGACGGAGTAGAAGCAGATGATGTAATTTCTATCCTAGTAAAGTCTTCCGAACTAGAAGATTATAAGTATAAATTTATAATGTCTTCGGATAAAGATTACCTCCAACTAGTATCAGAAAACATACAAGTTTATAACCCAACAAAAAAAATACTATATTCTCCAAAAAAAGTTGTGGAAGAATTTGGAGTTATACCGGAAAACTTCGTATATTACAAAGCTTTTATAGGAGACCGTAGTGATAATATTCCTAGCTTTGGATCAGTGGGAGAAAAGTATATTGTTAAGTTTTTTCCTGAAATACAAAAAGGTAAGATAGATAATATAGATTTCTTTTATAGAAGAGCCAAGGATTTGATTTCAGAAGGTAAAAAATATAAAGGACTTGATAATATTATAAATGATTTCAACAAGCTAGAATTGAATTATAAATTGATTCAATTACATGATGTTAATATATCTTATCATACTAAAAGTGCTATAAGTAGAATACTTAGAGAATTTGTACCTATAAGCCATGATTATGAATTTAGAGAAATGTTTTCTTTCGACGGACTTTATTCTAAAATAGATAATTTTGATTCTTGGTATAGGAATTTTGTAAACAGATTAAAATCATAATAATGACAGCTAATTTATTAAATTCTTTTGGCTCCGATTTCCAAAAGAAAGTTTTGTACAATTTACTTAATGACGAGTTATTTTTTACTCGTATAATTGACATCTTAGATCCTAATTATTTCGAGAACGAGTCGATGTCTTGGATAATTGAAAAGATGCACTCCTATTATGAAACCTATAAACTCCAGCCTACCGTAGATGTTTTGAAAGTTAATATTAAAGAACTAGCAAACAAAGACGACAACGATTCTCAATCGGAGAGAAATAAAATTTTTGCGCAAAGTATCTTTATATTTTTAAAATCTTCGTTAGAGTTAGGAGACGCTAAAGATTTACAGCATGTTAAAGATAAAATTGTAGAGTTTTGCAGAAATAGAGAATACGTTAAGGCATTGAGAAATGCCGTAGACTTAGTAAAAAATAATGATTTTGACGCCGCTTTCTCTGCTATTAACAAAGCCCACAATGCTGGTTCAGAACTAGATTTAGGCTATATGTATGAGGATACACTAGAAAATAGATACACAGAGGACGACAGAAATCCAATACCTACTCCATGGCCTGTATTAAATTCATATATGAGAGGCGGATTATCTTTTGGAGAATTAGGTGTTGTTTTATGCCCGCCGAAAGGAGGAAAATCCTGGTTATTAATTTCTCTAGCTGCGCATGCAATGGAGTTAGGAGTTAATGTCATCTATTATACGATGGAATTATACCCTACTCAGATATCTAAAAGGATTGATGCTTACATTACGGACATTTCTTTAGATAAATTAAATCAAGAAAACATGCCTCTTATAGAAAAAAAGATGTCTGATATCCCAGGAAAGCTTATTATAAAAAAATTTGGGGCTTACAAAGCATCTACTATGACTATTAGGGGACATTTAGACCAATGTAATCATCAAGGAATTTCGCCGGGACTAATCATTATAGATGACCCTAAATTACTAAAATCAACTAAAACAGAAAAAAGATTTGCATTAGATGAAATCTTTACAGACATTAGAAATATTGCAGATGAATATAAAGTTCCAGCATGGGTTCCATCTCAAGCAAACAGAACATCAGAATCAGCTAAAATTGTAAATGGAGAACACATTGCAGAATCATATAATGTTCTCATGGTATGTGATTTCATGTTTTCATTATCAAGAAAAAACATTTATCACATTGTAGCATCAAGATTAGGAGAATTAGGATTATCATTCGAAGGATTATTAGATACACAATGCGGTAAACATCAAATAAATAATATCATGTCAGATGATGATGATAGAGGTCCTGCTCCAAAAAATTCAAGTGCTTTTGATCCGGCAGAAGTCGATAGATTTTTTAAAGAATACGAAGAAATTTCAAATTAATAACTCCACTACTTGAGTACTTATTTTTACTCAATCATATTTCAATAAAATTCATAACTTCAACAACATGCCTTTATTAAAAGAAAGACTGCATTTCAAACCATTTGAGTATCAATGGGCTTATGATTATTGGTTTAAACAACAAAATGCCCACTGGTTGCATACAGAAATTAATATGCAAAAAGACATCAAAGATTGGGATGAAAATCTTAATCCATCTGAAAAAAATGTCATTGGTAACATCTTAAAAGGATTTGCCCAAACTGAAACACATGTAAATGACTATTGGTCTCAATATGTTACTACATGGTTTCCCGTTCCTGAAATTAAGATGATGGCAGTAACATTTGGAGCATTTGAAACAATACATGCTACAGCTTATTCATATTTAAATGATACTTTAGGTTTAGATGATTTTCAAGCATTCCTGCAAGATGAGGCAACAATGAATAAATTGCAAGTTCTTATTGATGTAGATAAAAATGATACATCTATATCTAACATTGCAAGAAGTTTAGCATTATTTTCTGCATGCGCCGAAGGTATTCAATTATTTAGTTCTTTTGCAGTCCTCCTCTCATTTAGAAAATCAAACAGACTAAAAGGTATTGGACAACAAATGATATTTTCTGTAAGAGATGAAAGTTTACATAGCGAAGCTGGATGTAGATTGTTTAGAGAATTGATTGCTGAAAATCCTGAAATATGGACGCCGGAATTTAAAAATAGTATTATGCAGGGCATTCATTTGTCCTTAATTAATGAGTTTGCGTACATAGAGAGTATTTTTGAAATGGGAGAATTAGAGACTTTATCAAAACACAATCTCAAGAATTTTATGTATGATAGAGCCAATAGAAAATTAATTGAATTAGGACTAAAACCAGTATATAAAGTAGACCAAAAATCAATAGATGATATGTCTTGGTTTTACATAATGGTTTCTGGTGAACAACAAACAGACTTCTTCGATAATAGAGAAACCGGATACGCTAAACCTAATGAAGATTGGAACAGCGATGACTTATTTTAAATTATAAAAATGAACGAATTACACGACTTAGCAAAAAAACAGGGATGGACAATAAATGACATACCTGAGTGGGGTAATAATAGCCTCTACCTAACAACTATACTAGGAGGATATTTACAAAATAAAGAAACTCCTAAAAATGCGTATATCAGGTTAGCTATTACAGCCGCAAAGTACTTAAACAAACCTGAACTTTTTTCTAAATTTTTTGAAATACTTTGGAATGGATGGCTGATACCATCTACTCCGGTAATGAGTAATTTTGGAACTAACAGGGGATTACCTATATCATGTTTTGGCGGATATGTGGGTGATTCCATGTACGATATATACAGAAAAAATCTTGAAATGGCTATACTATCTAAACACGGTGGAGGTACTGCATATGATTTTTCTGAAATTAGACCTAAAGGAGCATTAATAAAAGACGGATCAAATGGAACTACTGATGGAATTATACCTTTTATAAAATCTTTTGATTCTACTATTATAGCATCTAAACAAGGTAAAATGAGAAGAGGTGCTGTAGCTGTGTATTTATCCGCAAATCACTCGGAGTTTTCTGACTTCTTAAAAATAAGAGAACCAAAAGGGGATATTAATAGACAATGTCATAATATTCATATGGGAGCAAAATTCTCTAATGATTTTATGGAGGAAGTTATTAATAAAAATGGTAGCAAAAGAGAGTTGTGGTTAGAGCATATAAAAACTAGAGTTAAAACTGGAGAGCCATATACATTTTTTGTGGATAATGCTAATGCAAATCTTAAAAGTACATTTTCCGCATATAATTTAAAGGTAAGACACAGTCAATTATGCGCGGAAATAATGTTACCTTCTGATGAAAATCACACTTTTGTATGTTGCCTATCTTCTATGAATTTATATAAATGGGATGAATGGTCAAAAACAGATGCAGTATATTATGCCACTATATTCTTAGATGCAGTAATCTCTGAGTTTTTAGAAAAAGCTAAACATATACAAGGAATTGAAGACTCTATAAGATTTGCCGAAAAATCTAGAGCTTTAGGATTAGGGGCATTAGGATGGGCTTCACTTTTACAAAAAATGAGAATACCTTTCGTGGGAATACAGGCAACTTCTTTAACCAGGGTTATTTTTAGTCATATAAAGGAAAAATCAGATAAAGCTTCTATGTGGATGGCTAAAGAGTTTGGCGAACCTGCCTGGTGTGAGAAGAGCGGGTATAGAAATTTAACTTGTATAGCTGTAGCCCCCAATAGAAGTTCATCTAAATTGGCCGGAGGAATGTCTCAAGGAATTGAACCATTTGCCGCCAATTTGTATATGGATGATGATGCAAAAGGAGCTCACCTAAGAAGAAATCCCGATTTAGAAAAATTACTAGACGAAAAAGGACTTAATACCCCTCAAATATGGGATATTATTGCGGAAGATAAAGGTTCTGTTAGAAATATAGATGGTTTAACAGATGAAGAAAAAGAAGTATTTAGAACATTTAAGGAAATAAATCAATTAGAGTTGGTTAGACAAGCAGCAATTAGGCAAGAATATATTGATCAAGGACAGTCTATAAATCTAGCTTTCTTTCATGATGCACCTGCAAAATGGATAAATCAAGTTCATATCGAAGCCTGGAAATTAGGAATTAAATCTTTGTATTATTTAAGATCTGAGAGCAATCTAAGAGCCGATAGTAAACAACAGAGAGATTTGTATTCCGAGTGTATTGTCTGTGAAGGTTAATTTTTATTTTATATCATATAATAAACAAGAGGTATTTAAGTTGTTGAAAGTTTTTTTGCGAGGAGGCATAAAAGCCTCCTCTTTTTATAAAACTTTATTATTATTTATTGGTTTTATCGTAAAATAACTATACCATGATTGATTATAAACAAGTAAAAGAAAATTCTTCTCCTGAAGAAGAAATAAAAAAAATTTTTAAAAACTTAGAAAATCTTGTCTTATATAAAGACTCTAAGTATAATGGAGCCGCAGACTCTCCCTTAAATATATTTACTGATAAGCATAAATTTGGATACAGAGCCGATGATAAATTGAAAAGGATACAAAACTCTGAGGAATTAAGAAAAAATGATGTAGTCGATTTGATAGGATATTTAATATTAATTTTAAGAGATAAGAAGTGGACTGATTTTGATGATTTGAAAGATTAAAATAATTTCATGAAAGTATGCATTAGCTGTGGAATAGAGAAGGAAGAGAATGATTTTCATCAATCCGGAAATGGTAGAAGAAGACGTACATGTAAAAAATGTCATAATAAAAATTGGAAGTATTGCTTATTAGGTAACTTATCTAGCAAAGAATCTCTTCCACCTTCTACTCTTGTAAAAGGTGTAAGAAAACCTAGAAAACCTAAAGATAAAAGAGTTGACATGAAATTTTTAGAATCATTAAAAGATAAACAGAATGGTCTTTGTTATTGGCTAAATATACCTTTAGATTTTACTATGAAGGATAAGTTAAGAAAGCCTAGTATAGATAGATTAGACAATTCTAGGGGGTATGATGCGGATAATATTGTATTGACTACTGTTTTTGCTAACACAGGAAGAAGGGATGCATCTGTAGAAGAGATGAAATCTTTTTTGGATAATTATATATTTTTTCAAAAAATTGATTTTTAATTATATAGGTTATGATAATAACAAAAAATTATACTACTTGTAATACTATAGATAAAATAAAGGAATTATCTAACATGATTGATTCTTATGACATAATAAGCTTTGACGTAGAATCAACAGGCTTAAATGTTAGAAAAGATATAATAGTAGGATTATCTTTTGGATTTAAACCCGGGCTTTCTTATTATTTACCTACTTACGAATGGTCTGTAGAAAAACAAGAGCTTTTAAATCTTTCTATAGAATCTTACAATAATATAAAATTAGCTATCGGATTAGTTAAGAAATTGATAGGTAAAAAATTAATAATGCATAATGCTTCTTATGATACATCTATTGTATTAAGTAATTATGAAATAGATTTATTACCTTCTTTACATGCTGATACTATTTTATTAGTTCATACAACTAGAGAAGAAGGATCTGTGGGACTAGGAAGACCCTTTGCTTTAAAATCAATAGGCAAGATGGTTCAAAAACACATTTTTTTAGACGTAGATAAGGAAGCAAACGAAGAGCAAATCTTAATGAAAGAATCTGTAAAAAGAAATGGAGGTCAAATAACACAAGATAATTTTGAGATTTATAAAGCAGATTTAGATATTTTAGCTAAATATGCCTGCGCAGATACTGATTTAACTATGCGTATTTTTATGTTATTTTCTAAAATTTTAAAAGAGGAAGATTTAGAGGACTTTTTCTATAACATAGAAGTAATGCCTTTGTATAAAGAAGTAACAGTTCCCATGGAAAGGGAGGGTATTTTGATGGACATAAAAAAAATAAAAGAAGCCCAGAAAGATATATTAGATGATATAAATCAAATAAAGCAAGAAGTCTATACATCTTTAAGACAATCTTCGGATTTTAAACGATGGGTATATTTTACAGCTACTAGTAAATACCCTAGTTTTAAAGAAAAAGAAAACTACCTTATTCCCTCAAAAGGACCTTTGCTGATGGAGTTAATTAATTTATATGGATTAATAAGTCATTTTACAAATGACAAAGGAGAAATTAAAATACTTAAAAAATCAGTGCTGTCTCTACCTGATTCAGAAATAAAAAAATATCTCTTAGGAGAATCTTTTACGAATTCTGAAATATCAAATGAATTGAAAAAAAATTTATCTTTTTGTGCAGTAAATCTTTGGAAAAAATTAAATGATAATGAGCTTATAAATATAAATTCTAAGCAGCAATTAGGCTCTTTTGTTTTTGACTTTCTTAAAGAAAAACCCATAACTTATACAGATAAAGGAGCACCTCAATTTAACGAAAGTTTTTTAGAGACACTTGAAGATAAATATGAGTGGAGTAAAAAGTTAACTACCTATAATAAGCTGACAAAGTTAAAATCAGCTTATATGGATAGATTCTTAGATAACTGTGAAAATGACCGATATTACTTTTACTATCAGCAACATGGTACAGTTTCGGGGAGATATAGCAGTGACGCTCAGCAACTTCCAAGACCATTTGAATCTAATCAAGGGGTAGACCCTAGAGTATATAAATATACTAATATGATTAGAACATTTTTTATATGTGACAAAAATACTGTTTTTATTGACTGTGATTATGTAAGTCTAGAACCTCATATATTTGCTCATATAAGCGGAGATGAAGGGTTGCGAGAAATATTTAGGAAAAATTGGGATTTTTATTCTCGTATTGCTATAGATACGGAAAAATTAACTCAATACTCTGCTGATCCGGAGGATAATAATTTCCTAAAGAAGGCCAATAAAACTATTAGGAATAAAGCAAAAAGTTATTCTTTAGGTATTCCTTATGGTATGTCCGCCTATGCTTTAAGTAAAACAATTGATGTTTCTGTAAAAGAAGCTAAGATATTAATTGATGGGTATTTAAATGCATATCCTGAATTAAAAAAATGGATGATTGAGAGTGAAGATTTTGTAAAAAATAACGGATTTATAAAATGTCAATCTGGTAGAATAAGACATTTGCCTAAAGTTAAATTTTATTATAAAAAATATCAGGATAAACTTTTAGACTATGACTTTAGAGAAAGTTTAAAAAGAGAGTATGGAGAAAAAGAAGTTCTTGATATGTATAGAGATTATAAGAATGGTTTAAATAATGCTAAAAATATTCAAATACAATCCATGGCAGCTCATATTGTCAATAAATCAGCTCTTTTTATAAATAGAGAGTTTATAAAAAGAGGAATAAAAGGACTAGTAGTAGCTCAAATTCACGACCAATTAATTTTTAAAGTTGAGGAAAATAGAAAAGAGGATGCGCTAAATATTGTTCAAGACATAATGGAGAACTCAACAAAACTAAGCATTGCGCTAAAAGCCCCTCCAGAAATATCTAAAAATTGGCAAGAAGGACATTAAATAATTAATATATAACTATTTATAGTAGAATAAAACTTTTTATAATTTTCTTTGTTTTTTACTAAAAATAATATATGAATATACCTCCTATAGAACCTCCAAAATTACAAATAACTTCAGATCAATTAGATGGAATTTGTTGTAATTCTTGCGAATCAGAATATTTTAAACAAGTTATAATGCTTAAAAAAATTAGCAAATTATACACCGGAACCACAAAAGATAAAATAGTAACTATTCCTGTTTTCATATGCGATTCTTGCGGGGATCCTATAGACATGGAAAAATTATCTTAACTCATCAATAAATGGTTTTGGAACAAGTAAAGATAAAATTACAGGAGTCTATTGATTTTGCTAATAAAGTAAAAGAAATACCTCATAAACATGTTTCATTTTCTCAATTTTCTATGTACAGTCAGTGTCCTAAAAAATGGTTTTTGAGTTATGTATTAAAGCTAGGTACTAGACCTCCTTCTATACACATGACTTTTGGGACTGCTTTCCACGAAGTTTTACAGGAATACTTAATCGAAAATCATAATAATAAATTTAAAAATAAAAATGAAATTGATTTTAGTATAGAATTAAAAAATAGAATAAAAGAAGTATATAAAAAAGATTTTACTAATTATGGCAAGCATTTTTCTACTAGCCTAGAACTGACGGAATTTTGGGAGCAAGGAGTTAGTATTTTAAATCATATAAGAAGTAGTCATAATTTATATTACAATAGAGATAATTGGTCTCTTTTGGGAGTAGAGGTTCCTCTGATGATAAAAATAATAGATTCCGAGGAGCCTCTTTATTTTATTTTGTTTATTGATTTACTTTTTTATGACAAAGAAAATAATAAATTAGTAATAGACGATATAAAAACTTCAGGAAAAGGATGGAGCTCTTATTCAAAAAAAGACAAAATAAAAACATCTCAAGTATTGTTGTACAAAAGTTTTTTGGCTAAAAGTCTAAATATTGATAGTCAAGATATAGATTGTAGATTTACTATAGTGAGAAGAATAACAGATGGATACGATTTCCCTGTAAGCAGGGTTCAGATATTTAAACCTGCACAGTCAAAAAAGTCTGTAGAAAATTCTATAATCGAATTTAAAACATTCATAAAAAAAGTTTTTGATAAGCAAGGAAATGCTAGACAAGATATCCTATATCCCGCTTTAACAGGAAATAATTGCTTTAATTGCAATTACTGTGAATTTAAAGATAGGTTTGACTTATGTCCAGAAGAAGCTAGAGATTATATAAACAAATAATATATTATGAATTTTGAATTACCAAAACTAAAGAAAATAACTAATCGTCCTAAAAAGAAAAAAATTCTACTCCTGTCGGATGATTTAAGATTAAACTCAGGTATTGGAGTAATGTCTAGGGAAATTGTAGTAGGTACAGCTAAATATTTTGATTGGGTTCAAATTGGAGCTGCTATAAAAAATCCTGATGCCGGTAAAATTATTGATGTTTCAGATGATGTTAACAAAGAAATAGGAATAGATGACGCTAGCGTGCTTATATACCCTAATAATGGGTACGGAGATCCACACAAATTAAGAGAAATAATAACTAGAGAGTCGCCTGATGCGATTTTACATTTTACGGACCCGAGATTTTGGGAATGGCTATATGATATGGAGAGAGAAATTAGAACATCTATTCCTATTATGTATTATAATATATGGGACGATTTGCCATATCCACATTGGAATTCTGAATTTTATGCTTCATGTGATTTCATATTTAATATATCAAAGCAAACTCATAATTTAGTTAATGTAGTATTAGAAGAAAATGAATATAAATATTATGATTTAGATTCTGGCGAACCAAAATCTTTTGATATAGATACAACTTACACTGCTTACATTCCTCATGGAATAAATAATAAACACATATATAAGATTCTTCCAAGTAGCAAAGTATATGATGAATACAATGCTTATATATCTGATTTTAAAAGAGAAACGCCTACTGATTTTTTAATTTTTTGGAATAATAGAAATATAAGAAGAAAACAACCGGGGGATGTTATTCTAGCTTTTACTAGGTTTTGCGAATATCTAAAAGATGATGATAAAGCTAGTAGATGTATTTTAGTCATGCATACAGACCCTATCGATGGAAATGGTACAGACTTAATTGCAACGGTAAAAGCTTTAAACCCAAAAGGAAAAGTCATTTTTTCTGATAAAAAAATAGATACAAAGACACTAAATTTTTGGTATAATTTTGCGGATGTTGTTTTAAATATTGCATCTAATGAAGGATTCGGTCTTTCAGGAGCTGAAGCACTAATGGCCGGCACCCCTATTATAAATAATGTAACAGGAGGATTACAAGACCAGTGTGGTTTCATAGACAATAAAGGAAAGTACATAACATTTACAAAAGATTTCCCTACTAATCACGCAGGAACTTTTAGAAAGCATGGCGAATGGGCATTTCCAGTATTTCCTAACAATAGATCTCTACAAGGTTCACCGGCAACTCCCTATATTTTTGATGACAGAGTATCCTTTGAGGAAGTGGCCGAGGCTATATTTTATTGGTACAAAATTCCTAGAGAAGAAAGAAAAGCATTAGGGAGCAAAGGAACGGCTTATGCTCTTGACCCGAAAGTAGGAATGTCAGCAGAGGAAATGTGTAATAGATTTATAAAAAATATCAATTTAGCTCTTGATAATTGGAAGCCGAGATCTAGATATTCACTACATGAAATAAAACCAGAAAAAACTAATAAAGCAATAGGAATTCTATGAAAAAGAAAGTTACTTTAGTCGCACCAGTATATACGGCTTCCGGATATGGGGCACACGGCAGAGACATAGCATGGGCATTGATATCATTAAAGGATAAATACGATTTAAAAATAGTTTCTACGGCATGGGGAAATACTCCTACTAATGGATTAGATAAAAACAACCCTTCTGATGCAGAAATTATAAAAAGAATCGTACCAAAAACGGATATTAATGATGATATTTTTATTCAGTTGACAATACCTAATGAATTTGTCAAATGCGGTAAATATAACATAGGTTTCACTGCTGGGATAGAAACAGATATGTGTTCTCCTAAATGGATTGAGGGATGTAACAATATGGATATGCTATTGACAACATCTAAACATTCTCTTGATGTTATAAATGATTCTGTATTTGATAAAGTAAATAAACATACAAATCAATTAGAAGGCACTCTAAAGCTCAGAGATAGCCTTAGAAAAGAGATTTTATTTGAGGGTGTAGACACAACAGTTTACACCAACAAAATGCATCCTGATGAAAATATGAACATTCTAGAGCATGTTAAAGAAGATTTCTGTTTCCTATTTGTTGGACATTGGTTGCAAGGTTCTTTCGGTAATGATAGAAAGAATGTAGGAGCTATGATAAAAGTATTTTTTGATACATTTAAAAGAATGCCAGCCAAAAATAGACCGGCATTAATTTTAAAAACAAGTGGAGGTAAGTATTCAGTAGGTGATTTAAATGAAATTCAATCAAAAATTAGGTCTATTTTAGACGGAGAGTCTGGTCCAAACATTTATGTCCTACATGGAGATTTGACAGATGGAGAAATGAATAATTTATACAACGACCCAAAAGTAAAAGCTATGATTTCCTTTACAAAAGGAGAGGGGTATGGAAGACCTCTAGCTGAATTTTCCGTAACTGGGAAGCCTATCATAGCATCTAATTGGTCGGGACATACTGATTTCTTAAATCCAAAATACTGTTCTCTGCTTCCCGGCCGACTAGAGCCCGTGGATAAATCAGTTCTAAATGATTGGTTTATACAGGAATCTAAATGGTTTACAGTCGATTATATGTATTCTGCTGGAGTTATTGCAGATGTTTTTACTAGATATAATAAGCATAAAGAAAACGCGGAAAAACAAAGACTTCATACGTTAGCTCATTTTACTTTTGAGAAAATGGTCGATAAATTAGAAGTAATTCTGGATTCAATTGAAATTCAAAACCAACCTAAGATAAATAAACTTAATTTACCAAAACTAAAACTAGTAGAATGATTGATGTAACTTTTGAGGAACTATCTCCTATAACCGGACAACAAGAAGTAATTGTAGAACTTACAGATACTGGATTGCTGACAAAACTTTGCATGGGCAGCGGCTACTATACAGACTCGAGCCTAGTTCTAGGCTCCGACGCCCAGATTCAGTATGAGTCGACGCTGCCCCGAATTTGTATAGATAAAAGACACGTTGATGTAGAAAACTTGGTATGGTATCCTTTTGTATTTTCTTTAGACAAGGCGGTAATTTTTCCGGACGAAGGGGATACTAAGAGGATGGTTTGGAAGGTATGTGAGATTATTGATTTTACGGATGATGATGTTAAGAATTACCCTAATGCTATAATAAGGAGAAAAGTTGATGTAGATAATTGTATTGAATTTAATGCGGATGCTTTTTCTAATGCTTTTGAAAAATTATATGAATTAAATTTACCAAAACATAAAGAAATTGGATAACATTTACCTTTCATATTGTGTTACTGCCTGTGATGAGAAAGATGAGTTATTTGTCTTACTTTCTTTATTGGAGGGAGTTATTGCAGTAGATACGGAAATTATTGTGCAGACGGATTCCTCCAGGGTAACTAATGATGTTTTGGATGTAATTAAGAATCATCCTATATCAGAACATATAAATCATGTTAATTTTCCATTGAACGGAGATTTTGCAACATTTAAAAATAATTTGTTTAAGCATGCAAGAGGTGAATGGATTTTTCAAATTGATGCAGATGAGTTATTGAATGATTATTTGTTGTATAATTTAAAAACATTGTTGGAAATTAATGCAGACATGGAAATGATTGCCGTTCCTAGAGTTAACATTGTAGAAAACATTACACAAGAATGGATTAATCATTGGAATTGGAAAATTAGCAAACAAGATATAGCTATTCAATCTACTTTAGAGCCTATAAGTATTTATTCTGATTTATATAAATTGCTTGAGATTAATAATTTGATTAAGGAGGAGTATAACATTAATAGTAGTAAAGATATAAGGTCTGTTGTTTATTATAAGCCTATTATTAATTTTCCGGATTATCAAACGAGGATATATAGGAATTTAGATAAGATTAGATTTAAGAATAAGGTACATGAAGTAATTACAGGATATTCATATTATGCTGCTATACCTGATGAATGGAATTGGTGTTTATTGCATGTTAAGAGTATTAATAAGCAGATAAGTCAAAATGAAATGTATTCTAAATTATAATATGATTATTCCTAAATGTTGAACTTATGTTACGTATTAGATTAGTTGATGTTGATAGGGGTAGAAATAAGGCTACATATAGAGGATTTTTGATGTATAAAGATTTGTTCAAAGATGTAGGAATAGATTTTATTATTGCTGGGGATATGGTAGACAGTTGGGATATAAGCATTTTAGGTGATGAATGTTTTATTAACCGGCGGGCGAAGTCTTTACAGGAGTCTATTGATTATGGATTAGAGAGATTACATGAGATAGATGGAAGATTCATGCTATATGATGGTTCTGATTCTCCATCTATTTTAGGATCTTATGATGTATTTGAAAATAGCAATGCAGAAAAATTAATAAAGAATCAAATATATAGTAAAGATGTATATAGCATTCCATCTCCATTGGGTAAGGAATGGTGGAACATGTATGCCGGCCGGGAGGATAAGATTTCCTATGATGTAAAAAGATATGATGACATTGTTTTATCTGGTTATAATCTCGGGTACTATCATCCACATTATATGCAATTCGCGAATCATGAAGTAAAAAAGGAACATGATATATTTGCAGTTTATCAAGCGGATCATAAGGAGAATTATGACTTTGGAATTCGCAACGATTTATATTATAGCAGACATAGAAAGCGGAGCTTGGATACATTGGATAGATTGGATGATACCTATAATATCGTTTCTGGCAGGCTTTCTCCTGAGGATTATAACATAGTATTGATGAGAAGTAAATGTGCTATATCTCCTTTTGGTATGGGGGAGATATGTTTTAGGGATTTTGAGATATGGAATTATGGATGTATAATGATTAAGCCTTTTATGAATAATGTAATAACTAATCCTAATCCGTATATAGACAGGGAGACTTATTTTGCATGTAATAATAATTGGGATGATTTAAATGATCTTATTGATGTTGTATTGTCATTGAACAATAATGATGTTAAAGATATTAATAACAATGTGAGGAATATGTTGATTGATATGTATTCCCCGCAGAATTTTGTATTGAATTTTTATAACATTTTAGCAAGTTTAAACGGAGTAACTAAATACTAGTAATAATAGTCATGAATAAATTAGTAGAAATTTTAAAGTCTTGGGGTATAGCTATAAACCCAAATGAAAAACAAAGTAAATTAGCTGAAGCTAGAATTCAAATTTGTGATGTCTGTGAACATAAGAAAACATCTCCTACGGTTCATTGTGGTGTTTGCGGATGCTTACTTAAAGGTAAGATATATTCACCGGTAGAAAATGCTTGCCCGGAAGGAAAATGGGCGGAGGTAGATAAAGCTATGTCAGATGAAATACAGGCATTAGCAGCTGAAATTCCTACCTATAATACAAATCCGGTTATGCCCGAACCCATACAAACTGAAGATAAAACTGTTCAATTTGTTTGCGCACAGCCGGCCACTCTATATTATGCATGGCAAGTTGAAGTAATGATTAATAATTTCCTATCAATGGGTGTTAATCCCGCTTCTATAAATATTGTATGTGCTTTAGATGAAACTGAGACAATCCCTACTGAATGGTTTAAACTGTTGATGAGGTATAGACATGTTAAATTCTTTTTCTACTTGGATACTAGAACTTCTAAAAATTATGTATCTTCTATAAGACCTAATATACTTAAACAACACTGGCTAAGGAATCCTAGCTTAAAAGATGATATTATATTCTACCATGATTGTGATATTGCTTTTACTAGGCCTGTTAATGAGTGGCTTACTACAGATTTATTAAAAGACAATAACTGGTATGGCTCTAATTGCAATTCGTATCTTTCTTCCGATTATATAGAAAGTAAAGGACAAGATATTTTAAATGCTATGTGCAATATTAGTGGAATACCCAAAAGCATAGTACAACAAAATAACGAAAATAATATAGGAGCTCAATATATAATGAAAGATGTTAGCCCTTTTTTCTGGTTATCTGTGGAAGAACAGTGCGAAAAACTATACACTGATATTACGCAAATAAATAACGTAAAAAAACAAGATGATTCGAATTACATGGAACTGCAAATTTGGTGCGCTGATATGTGGGCTATTCTTTTCACTGCATGGAATTTAGGTAAAAACACAATAGTTCATGGTAATTTAGGATTCTCTTGGTCAACTGATACTGAAAATGACTGGTATAAGTATAATATATATCATAACGCAGGAGTGACTTCCGATAATCAAGGATATTTTTTTAAAGCAGCATATATGAATAGATTACCTTATAATGAACCTGATGTTTATATACAAGATAGCGCCAATAAAAAATATTGGGAATTAATTCAACAAACAGGAAAAAATTCTTGTTTATTAGAGTGATGTTGTTTTTCATTTTGTCATATAACTATTATATAGTATATTAGTTACTAATTAGAATCGGTAGTTTAAGATAAAATAAGGATAAATCCTAGATGGTGCTTAATTCACCCCGATTTTTTTAATTTTTATTTATACAGACCTTTTAGAACACAAACTAGAAAATAAGTTAAAAATTAAATGAGTATTAGAGAGAATAGAAGTCTTGAAAATTTACCCGGAGAGGTTTGGAAACCATTTCCTAACTACGAAAAATGGTATCAAGTTTCTAACTTAGGAAGAGTAAAAAGAATGAGTAGGTTATGTGTACAAAAAAGAAAAAACGAGAATGGAAAGCCTCTTTCCGAACTGTCTTATACATTAGATGAAATAATTCTAGCCCAATCATTTACAACAGCCGGCTACTTAATGATAAGATTCTCTTATGAGACAAAAGAGGATGGACTTATTTCAAGATTTAATGTAGCAATGCATAGGGCTGTAGCCATGGCTTTTATTCCAAATCCTAATAATTACCCACAAGTAAATCATATAGACGGAGACAAAACAAATAATACAGTTTCTAATTTAGAATGGTGCGATAATTCTAGAAATCAAATACACAGAAATTATATACTAGAGAAAAAATCTAAGTCTAAATATCTAGGGTATTTAATGAGAAATAAAAACAAACTATAATATATGCAAAATGTTGTGTATTGGATTGGGGTAAAAAATCCAAATCCTCACATGAACGATAAACATGGGGGGTTTAAGTATTTAGACGTGTCAAGAAAAACATGGGAATGGTGGTGCAATAAAAATAATGTTGCTTTTGTTCCTTACGAATTAGATAATTATAAACCATTTCACGAAGGGACTAAAGTTACTTGGCAGAGATGGTTTGATATGAAAAAAGTAATAACAGAGAAAGGTATTGACCCTAATTGGATTTGGGCAATAGACGGATCTAGCATGATTAAATGGGATGCTCCCGCTCCCTGGGAGGATAAAAAATTAGATTCCAAAATAGTTTACGCTCATAGATCTTTAGAAAATTTATTTTGGATAACAGAGGGGATAGATGGATATAAAGATTTGTTTTCTGTTGATTTTGATTTGACAAAATATTTATGTACAGGAAATGTTCTTCTTAATAAAGACAATTACAGTTTTCTATCCGACTTAGAAATTTTCTTCTTGACAAATAGAGAAAAGATAATGTACCTCGAAAATGAAAAAATAAAAAGGGGTACGGATCAGCCTGTATTTAATTACTTTGTTCAGGATAACAAAATTCCTTTTAGCGTAGATACTCTTAATCCTAAGTTTATGCTAACTCATCTCAATAGATTTCATTGGCTTAGTCATAATTGGAATACACAAAATACTACACCATTTTTTATAAAATATGGATGGTTTTGGTTATTTAGCGGATTTCCTACTAGAGGAGACCGATATGAGTTGATGTCAAAAACATGGGATTTAATAAAACATAATTATGAGTAAAGACATAGTTGTTCAAATAGCTATTAACAAATCCGAAAGATCCGCTAATCAAGGATATTCAATTAGCTCTAAATCTTGGAAAAAATGGTGTGACTTAAACAATGTCGACTTATTTTCCATAGATTCCGAAATAGTGTCTGATTTAGGTTTTCAGTGGAATAAAATTTTTATTTTAGATTTACTCTCTGCAAACGATATTGAGTATAATAGAGTTTTGTATGTAGATTCTGACACAATAGTTCATCCTAAAATGCCTTATGTATTTGATTTAGTCGGAGATAAATTTGGCGTAGTAAGAAATTACGGATGTATGGATTGGGTTTGCCGAAGCGTTGAGAATTGCCATCAATTGGTTTTTCCAAATAGCGAAGTATTAAGTCCATTCAAATACTTTAACTCCGGAGTTATGATATTTAACAAATCTCATAAATCTTTTTTTGACTCAGTAAAGGATTTTTACAATACGGAAAATAAAAAAATTTTAGATTTTCAAAGTACAGGTGTAGGTAAAGATCAACCTATACTTAATTATTTATCTGAAATTCATAATATAGAAAAAGTATATTTACCTTATGAGTATAATATGCAAGATATGAATAGATTTGAGGTACTAACCTCTAATATGCTACATACTAGATTTGGATGGATATATCATTTTAATGGAGGAGTTAAACCAACTCCAGGTGCTTGGATGCTTGAAACACATAATTTTTTAAATGAAAGATATGGTTAAACTAGATTATACCTATGTTATAGGAACAAATGTTATGTTTTATGAAATAGACATGCTTCCTTACTTAGTTGATAGTATTATTGATTCAGTAAAAGAAATTGAAAATCAAGAAAATATAACCATTGATTTATTTTTAAATACATGTTATTTGTTCGAATCTTGCGAAAGTCCAGAAACAGCTAAAAATATTCAATGGAAATTTATGAATATTATTCATAAATTAAAGCAAGAGACTAATTGTAAAATAATACAAGGGCATTTACCAAATTCTTCAGATTTATATACAATGGTAAATTACAGAAGAGACTTGAATTACAATTATGCTAATAAAGTAGATATTGTTATTTGGGGAGAAACAGATTGCTTAGTTCCTCATAATACTTTTTCTATATTAGATAAAATAAAAAAGTCATCTGATAATGCTAAATTTTACAGATATATTATTACTTTTGCGGATAGAAAAATGTGGGATTCTTCCTGGGAGGTATTAGAACATCCAGAATTTTTGAATTCTACATACTATGAAAAATCAGATCCTAGGTGCTTTACAGAAAAACACTCTATAAGATATGTCATGACTAAAGATGAAATGGATAAGATTAATAAAAAATATGAATCTGATATTGATGTTAATGTCTTGTATAGTCCTAAATTTGATGGTAGTTTATTATGTATAAGTTCTGAATTAATAAAAGCTGGCGCTAACATACCTTTAGGTTTTTGGGGCCTGAGCGGAGAAGATACAGCTTTTATGCAAGAATGCATGAAAGTTATGCAAAATTATTACGTTCAATATGTAGTAAAAAATATTTTGAAAGTACATAATAGAGAACATCCAGAAAAGAGGAAGTATGCTGTGTCAAAATCAGATGGTCAAAAAAGCACTCAAGAAAAAAAAGGAGATTGGTACAATATAGTAAGAGACATAAACAAGAAAAACTTAGAACTTCTATACGGAAATAATAGACAAGAAAGGTTACTTACTTATAAAGATTATATAAAAGAATTAAATATATAGCATGGATTCTAAAGATTTAAAAAACATAGTGAAAGATTTAGAAAAAAGTCTTAAAAAAATACAAGTTAGTGGAAGAAATCTGAAAAAAATAAGTAAGAATCTCGCTAAAGAAGTAAAAAATAATAATAAACCTTCTTCTATAAAAGATTTTAAAGTAGATAAAAAAGAATTCAAGTATCCTATAAAAGTTTTAAATTATAGGGCGGTTAAAGAAAGTGACGAAAATATGTTTTTTGGAGGATCAGATGATGAGGCAAGGATATCTTGGAAGAAGCAGAAAAAATTGGACAATCCCAAATTTATGGACAAAAAAGTAGAAAGAGAATATAGACTATTGGCATATATGAGCGGAATATCTCCGAATACAGATTTATCGGATGTTCAAAGAGTAGTTATATCCAAAAAAAGTTCCGGAGCTACTTACTTTTTATTTGAATCTAAGAAATATTATGTTGAAACGGAGTATAATTTCAACACTAAAAATTTGATAAATAAGTCCATACAAACCATAAAATCCGAGGGAGAGAATATTTCTAGCGGCGATTTAAATTTACTTGTTAGACAAATAGCTAATTTAAAAAACCAGAATAAAATAAGAAAAATAGAAGGAGAGTTCCTGAGAAGAAGTAATTCTACAGGTTATTATGTATATTTAAGATATGGTTTTGTTCCGGATGAATCAGCTCAAAGCAATTTTAGAAACTTAATAGATGAATTTAATAATCAATATCCTAATAATAGAGTAAATAAAATAGAAGATTTCCTAAAAACGGAAACAGGCAGGAATTTTTGGAGAGAGAAGGGTGATGATTGGGATGGATATTTTGATTTATCAGATAACTCTTATAGTATGAAAACACTAGGAGATTATGTCGAAAATAAAATTGACAGAGATTTGTTTAACTTAACATTTAAATAGCAATGGAAAGCAACTTAAAATTAATTCAAAAAACCCTCAGAGATTTAATTAAATTTTCAGATGGTGAAGAAGACTTAGAATTAGATGTAGCTTTTATACTTTCGAATTATGAAGATTCTTACATAGATGAAGTTAGAAAAATTTACTACGAGAGAAAATTTAATTGGCTTGACGGAATAGACAACAAAATAGCTGATTTACTGATAAATATATACGGATTATACTTTGATGAACAAACAGATACCGAAACTAATTAAATAATTTATATCATGGGTTACATTTTACCATCGTTTTATCATGCAATAGCAAGCGAAAAATTAAAAAGACCTTGTCCGGAAATTTTTGTAGAGACAGGAACTTTTAAAGGAGGCACGGCGCTTACAACCTTACGGCATGTTGGAAATTTAGACGACTTCTCTCAGTGGCACACAGTTGAGTTAGGAGATTCTATTGCAAAAATTGCCTCTAATAGATTCAAGCAAATAGAAAAAAGGGGGAAATTTTATGATGAGATTCTTTCGGACGATACGGAAGATTCAGATTTTATTGAAAAGGAAACTTACTTTGATGGAAAATTAACGTTATATAAAAACGACAGCACTGCTTTCCTATCAGAGTTTTTAAAAGACAGGACGAATCCCATATGTTTTTGGTTAGATGCTCACGCAGGTGCCGACAAATACGCTAGAGGAGAACAAGATGTACCCCTACTTAGAGAACTTGAACTAATCTTTGAAACTGCCCAGGAAAATGATTTAATAGGTATTGATGACGCTCACTTATTCGGTACAAATCAAAATGGCAAATGCGATTATACAAAAATAACAATTAACTTAATAAAAGAATTATCTAACTCCTATGGATATTCCGTATATGCATCTCAACCTTATAACATGGAATTATTAATTATATTTCAAGAATGAGAATATTAATCATACATCAACCTTTCCCTATGGGTAATTATAAATTATCCCAAGCATTAGGATCAGAATTGCATTTAAGAGGACATGAAGTAACTACAGTACATCAACTTAACATGTCAGAAATAAATGAAGAGATGTCAGAAGAATTTAAAAATAGTATAGATGAATTAAATCCTGATGTTATTTATTATGAAATGTTAGATGCTGCTACATTTAATATCATAAAAAATGTAAAATGTAGGAATAGAATATTATGCGCTACATCTAATGGAGTTTTAGGATACGATGGAATTTTGAAAGGATGGGGAACATATTACGATAAATTGATAACTAATTCTAAAAAATTATATGATGATGTTTATACTAACATATGCGCTGAAACATTTAATTATTATTTTCTAGCTATAAATGATTCTGAATTAATATACAATCCCATGTATGATAAGAGATGTGTATTTTTGGGAATGGGATTTAATAGACTTACAGATGAATCTTACAAGCTAGAAAGAGAAATATTTTTTTCTGGAGGTAATGATTCATTATCTATATATGGTCAAGGTTGGGGTAATCATGAAAATTTAGTTGGCATTTTACCTCCTGATGATATTGGTTCCTTATACAAATCAGCTAAGAGTGCTGTAGCCATAATAGGTAAAGGCCAAAGAGAATTAGGTATGATTAATAACAGATACTCTGAAATAGCTTTTTCTAAATGTCCTATAGTTACCTATCCTTATGATATCGATTGGTTTGGTGCTGAAAATTACATGAACTTTATAAAATCCCCTTCCGAACTACACAAATTAGTATCGGAAATAATTAGAAATCCTGATAAATATCATTATAAATGTAACCTTTTTAGGGATTTCATTGTTAATCAGAATAAAATATTTTACGAAAAATTAACTAGATTACTTTATGTATAACTACGAAGAAATTTTAAAAGACATTCCCGATAAAAAGGAGAATAAAAACACTACATCTCACAAATTTAAGAAAGATTTACTAGATTTTTTCTCTGACAAAAATATAAAAGTTTGTTTAGAAATAGGATCTAACTGGGGGTATACAACTAGAGTATTGTCTTACATATCTGAAAAAGTATATACTATTGATCACCTAGAAGATAATATTAAAAAGGTAATAGAAAATACGAAGGGCAGAAAGAATATAACTTGTATTATTGGAGATGCCTACTCAAATAAAACATACATAAACATAAATGATAGCATTGATTTATGTTTTATTGATTGTGTTCATGATTACTCAAATGTTAAAGAAGATATTGAGAGATGCTTACGAATGAAAAAAGAGGATAAAGACTTATATATTGTCTTTGATGATTATGGACATCCAACAGCAAGAGGAGTTAAAAAAGCTATAGATGAGGCTATAACTTCCGGTAGACTTGAGGATACTCATAGAATAGGCCACGAATCCGGATTTAATGTTTTTAATTCTGTTGTATTAGTTGACAGCGAAGGGATAATTTGCAAAGTTTTATAAATATGAACATAGCAATAATATCCGAAATAGGAAATTTTACTAAATATCCTAGAAATTTTGAGAATGCTAGAACAGATGTAGCTTGGTCGATTGCTTTAGATGCAGTTAGTGTACCCGCTGATTCTCACTTAATAAAAAAGTATATTGAATCGTTTACGTCTTTTAAAAAGTTTGACCTAGCTATTATAATACCCGGTAAAAATAAACCATATTTAGAAATTAATTTTATTAGAGAATATTTTGCTGATAAAGTTACTATGATGCAGGAAGGTCCAAACTGGTATTGGCAAGATTATGATATAAAAGGTCAGTTTAATTTTTATAACGCATTAAGAGAGTGCGACTTTATTCTTTGTCATAATTCAGCAGATAAAAAATACTATAAGGGAATAACTAATCTAGAGTGTTTAGTAATGCCTTCTCTTATGATTGAAGATACCATAAAAAACGTAGTTCCAAAAAGAAGAGATGCTGAAGGTATTGTCATAGGAGGTAATTTTTGTTCTTGGTATGGAGGTATGGATTCGTTTATAGTTTCTGCGTCATCAAGAAAAGAATGGTCTACGGGAGATAATTTAATACCTATCTTTGCTCCTTCTATGGGTCGAAAAAAAGAAGATGAGGACTACATTCCCGACATTACACATTTGCCTTATTGCTCTTGGATGGAGTGGATTAATCAATTAGCATCTAAAGCTAAAATAGGCGTACATTTAATGCGAACGCATGCAGCAGGTACTTTTGCTTTAAATTGTTCTTTTTTAGGTATTCCTTGTGTTGGTTATGAGGGACTTGACACTCAGGATAATCTACATCCGTATACTACAGTTAGACTAGGAAACACATCACAAGCAGTAGATATTATAAAAAAGCTAGCGAATCCAGGTTTTTATGAAATGTGTTCAGAGGAAACAAAACATTTATATGACTCTCACTATTCTGAATCAGCATTCAAAAACCGTTTCATAAACAAACTTAATAATTTAGTAAATGAAAATTAGTTTTATTGTACCCGGAAGAAACAACTTAAAATACTTTAAATGGTCTTATGATTCTATTATGAAAAATAAGGGAAATCATGAAGTTGAAATTTGCTTTGCCGATGACGCTTCTACTGATGGTACATGGGATTGGGTTTATAGTGAATCTCTAATAAATCCTATGCTAAAAGTCATGCGAAATGAAGGAAATACGAGATTGGGACACACTATATTATACGATGCTTTAGTTAGAAGATCTTCTTATGACATATGCATTATATGGCATTGCGACATGTATTTAGCTCCTGGAGCATTAGACGCTATTGAAAAAAACATGGTAGATAAAAAAACCATTGTCTCACTTACTAGAGTGGAACCTCCTCTACATCCTCCGGGACATGAAAAAATAATATCAGATTTAGGAACGGAGCCGGAAACATTCATGGAGAGTAAGTTCATAGAATTAGTTCACAACATGAAAACAAAATCTTCGAAAAAAGACAAAACAACAAACGGCGTATTTGCTCCATGGGCTTTTTACAAAGAGGAATTTTTGAAAATTGGAGGTCATGATTCTTTATTTTATGTCCAATCAAAAGAAGATTCTGACATTTGGAATAGATTAATGCTAAATGGAGCAACATTTATACAAACATGGGAAGGATTTGTATATCACATGACATGCAGAGGATCTAGATTCAACCCAACTATTACACAAGTTGGTAAAAATTCTGATGAGTGGGAGAAGCAAAACATTATATCTACAAGAAATTTCATTAGAAAATGGGGAGGGATGCCACTTCAAAATGAATATCATGCAATTTCTCCAAATAAAAAATATAATATTGGAATCATTGTCGACATGTCTTCTGAAATGAATCAACCAAGCGATGAGGAGTTTATAGATTTTATTGGATTCTTAGAAATTTTTTCCGATTCTTTGCATATCGTAGGAGATAAAAAATATAGAGATTTAATTAAGTTTTACATAGATAAAGAACAGGCAAATACATTATACTACTTAGCTGACAGACTTTATGGATACAACTATAAATACACTCCTGTAAATCAGATAGTGATAGATGATAGCATAGTTATTAGCATGGAATGGGATAAGATTAAAGTTAATGAGGTATTTGACTTTCTGCAAAAATTCCCATTTATTATTGAAAATTATAGTCCTGGAATGTATGAAAGTAACATTGGCACAATACATATTAAAAATGACAACTCTATTTCAAAAACTTATGAAAATAATTTAATAACAGTAAATAATATCTATCAATTAAGGATATATAAAGAAATTTACCCGGAATATTTTGATAGATACAGACCTGTTTTAAGCTTTTTAGAAATGGAAAAATTAAATAATATCTTATAAAAATTATTATGGAAGATCAAAATAAAATACCTAAAAAATATCTTAAAGGACTAAAAGATAAAGGTAAAATGGGGTCTAAAGAAGCTATGAAAAAAGAAATTGAAAAGTACAAAGGAAAAGACACGTACAAAAAAGATTGGGATGCTGATTATAATGATGACGGTAAAAGGATAAAAACTAAACAAGGAGCCGCAACTAGTGCTTTTAAAAAGAGATTTGGAGAAATTATTAAAAACAAAATTGTTGAATACATGGATGCAATTTCTCTTGATGAGGACTCTTCTGAAGAAGGTTTGAAAAATAAAGCAGAGAAATCGGATATTCCTCTAGGTATTTTAAGGCAGGTATATAACAAAGGTAAAGCAGCCTGGAATTCCGGGCACAGACCAGGGGTTAGTCAAGACCAATGGGCTATGGGCAGAGTTAATAGTTTTATAACTGGAGTTGGAGGAGCTAGAAGCGCAGATGATAAGTTATGGAAACAAGCACAGGCCGCTCGAAAGAAAAAAAAGAAGTCTTAATCATTATTTATATTTTATAGTTCTCTTTATACTATTTATATAAAAAACATTATGCTATATTTTGATAAAGAATATCTATCACAGTATTTAGACACTGGCTTATCTTTGAAAGTTTTTGTTGACGGCAATGTACTTTCTGTATCTTCTAAAGACGATTTAGGTAAAATTAGAGGGACTGGCTATAATCCCTCAGGTAAACCAACTCCATTTGATTATAAAGCTATAACTAAAATTAAGATAGGGTCTACTTCTTATTCTCTTGATATGCTAAATAAATCTGATGCATCAATACCAGATATAGGGAGTACAGATGGAGAAGATGCGATGAATAAAGAATCTATTATTTTTATCAAAGAGCATATAATTAAAATACTAGAAGGTAAATATGACCATATAAATTTCACTCCTCCGGACAGCGTTGCAAAAGCAGCAGAGAGGGGATTAGAAATGAGAAAAAAATCCGGAGGAAAAGGCGGGCTTAATGCAAAACAGGCTAAAAAAGCAGGAGTTGGATCTGGAGTACAGAGAGCTTCAAACCTAAAAAATAAAAGTAAAATGAGTCCTGAAACAGTCAGGAGAATGAGAAATTTCTTTAGCAGGCACAATAAAAATATAAAAGTAGACGCCGGTAAAACTCCTGCCCAAGACAGAGGTTATATTGCAGGGTTATTATGGGGAGGAAATGCAGGAAAATCGTGGGCAAATAAAGTAGTGAGGCAAATGGATGCCGCCGATAAAAAGAGTAAAAAATGAAATTACCTGAAATAACCAATTTATTCTATGGTATAACCGCTATACTTAGTGCGCTAGGTATAAGACACATATTTTCCTATTGGATAAATAAAAATAAGCAAAAATCTGTAGATTATAATACTCTACTAGAAAGGCAAGATAAAATTATTGAAGATTTAGAGGAAAAACTTCACGAGTTAGAATCTAAGACCGCAACGACTTCTGAAGATAATCTAAAACTAAAACAAGAAATATTTGTTTTAAAAAATGGAATATCTTTGTTAGAAAGCTCAGCACTAGATTTGCCTTTGCCTATGTGGTTAAAAAGTTCAGATGGAAAATTACTAGCAACTAATACGGCTTATGTTGATACTTTTGTAAAGAATTGCACTGAATCAATATCTAATCATTTAGGACAATCTGATAAATGCATATTAGGACAAGAAGCTCATGATACAATCACTAAAAAAGAAAAAGAAATACTATCTAATGGCTCCGTTATGATTTATAAAGAGTCTGTAAAATTATCAGGTATTGTCACTGATTTCATTTTTATCCTGTTCCCTAGAAAATTAGGTAAAGTAACCTTAGGAATAACAGGTATTGCAATTAATGAATCCCTAATAAAATAATATGGCCGATTCTGATTTAAAACAAAATGATAAGGATTTAAAAACACTTTCTACAGCCGAGCTAGATCAGAGAGTAAAGAAGCAAGGTATGAAATTTGAGTTTGCAGATTCTAAAAGAGCTGCTAAATCAATTTTAACTTTGAAAAGATCAGACTTACCTAGAGGATATAAATCTAAAGTAGCACAAGGTATTTTAAACCGTATTGATAGTGCCTTAAGTAGAACAAAAGATAAAATAAAAATATTCAACATAAAAAAGGCAAAAGCACTATGGGAGAAATTTTTTGATACTTTTACAGAAGAAGAAGATACAACAAAAAATCAAACAGAGCCGGAAGAAGAAGACAAAACTAAAGTAAAAGATTTAGGAGCTCAAGGAGCAGATACAACTCTAGAAGAAAGTGGCTATCAAATTGTAAGAAACGACTCAGGAGATAGTGGAGTTATAGTGAGACTGCTTAAAGATAACGAATTTTCAATAGGATATTTTACCGAAGACCCATCAGAGCTATCACCTGCAAAGTTAAAAATAAACGGAAGAGAACTTAAAAATCCTGTTATGACTTTGCATATAAGCGAATTTATTGAAGAAGAAGTGGAACCAGTAGAAGAGCCTAAAAATAAATCTAGTGACACAAAAAATAACAAAGATAAAGAAGAGCCCAAAAAACAAGAAATAACACCTAAAAAACAAATAGCACCTCAAAAATCTAAAGAAGATGGCTCAGATACGTGATTATGAAGATGCAGCAATGAATTTAATATATGATATCACATCAAAAAATAATTTCTCTAATTGGTCGGAGAAAGCTACTAAAAAACAAAAAATAGACATATCTGAAAAAATGTTATCCTACTTTGAAAAAACTAATGATTTTACTAAATGTATTGTAATTAAAAATGCTCTAAAAAAAATGAAACATGTATAAATTAAAGTGGATTTTATCATTAGAAAAAGTTTTCATGTATTTAGTAGATCCTAATACAAATTCTTTATTATCATCAAAAGAATATGATAATTTCATGGATGCTATAGATGATATTCCTAATGATATATCCAATGTTACATTACCTGATGAATGGATAAAAAAAGATGATGAATTCAAATACAAGATAACAGTTTTTGAATGCGGTTATGATTATGAATACTACGTAAAAAGTTTTTATAATTTTTTAGGTATAACTTCTACACAAGCTGAGCAATTAGCTACTATATTATATAAAAATAAGAAAGTAGATTTTAAAACAATTGTCGATGCTGATTTAGCCTACGAGTTATGCGAAGAACTTTTATTAGATAAATTAAATTTTGAATTAATCGTAACTAATATATAATGGGCCTGTTTCAAAGAAAATCTTTTAATCCTAGCGGAAGACCTCAAATTAATCTTAGTGAGTCCGAAGTTAGATATGCAATAGAAAACACAAGGTCATCTGCGCAAGCAGCAAAGTTCTTAAGAGTATCTCCTGCAACATTTAAAAAATATGCATCAATATACAAAAATCCTGAAAATGGATTAACTTGGTACGAGATTTCTAATAATAAAAAAGGTGTAGGTATTGTTAGATCTCCTAAAGCATCAGATTTTTTTAGTGATTTGAAAGAAGTATTAGAGGGAAAAAAAATATCTCGTAATAAAACTTACTTCAAGAAAAGACTCTTTATGTCCGGACTAGTAAAAGAAAAATGCTGTCTTTGTGGATTTGAAGAAAAACGGTTGTCGGATGATACTAGCGCTTTATTACTTGATTATAAAGATGGAAATAGCGACAATCAAAAAATAGATAATATAAGAGTTCTATGCTATAACTGTTATTATATAAATGTAGGAAATTTAATAGGACCCAAAAACTTTTAATTATGATTTCATTAGAATGGAGCGAAAGTATTTTATACAATTCAGCTGAAAATACAGAAGATTACAAAACTTATTACAACGAATATTTGTTTAATATTTACTTGAATAACAGGAGTGAATTCCCGAGAAAAAGAGAGAAACTAGAAAAATATCTTATCTCCAATAAAATTAATCCAGATTTTTCCGAAGTTCAAGAAAGAATAGATAAATTTTTAGAAAACTACGAAGTTTTAAAATGAGCGAAAAAAAAGAAAATTTATTAGACCATTTGTATTTAGAACTGGGTCGTTTAGAATATGATATTATATATATAACAAGTATTTTAGAAGAGTCTAAAAGAAAAAAAACTGGAGTAGTATCTGCTATACAGGACTATCTTATAAAAAATACAGAAAATTTAAAAACAGAAGAAAATGAAACAGATTTGGGTTAAAAGACAGGATGTAGAAAAAGTAAATAATGACATTACTGTAACAGATTGCATATTAGAAAAAGACTTTATTGTTTTATCTGAAGAAAGTAGTTCAGATTGGATTGCCGTATATGTTACCGAAGAATATATTGATAGAATTAAAAAAACATTTACATTAACAGAAAATAAAAAAGTAATACTAGGATAATATGGCAATAGGTTTCAAACAATTTGTTCCAAACTTAACAAATTATTATACATTTTCTTCTGGATTCACTGATCTAGAATTAGAATCAGTAGAGAACATAGCTTCAAAAGTAGCTTCTCAAAATGCATCCGTACTAGGATCTCCGGAAGATATTACAGAATATAGAAGAAGTACTATAAAATGGCTTCCTATAACCGATGAAAGCAATTGGTTGTATGAGAAGCTATTTAAATTTGCTGATGAGGCAAATAATATTATGTGGAACTTTAACATAGGAGACAGTGTAGAAAATATACAATACACTATATACGATAGCGCTGATTCAGGAATGTACGATTGGCATATAGATTGCGGAGGAGTACCTCCTGTTTGTTTTAGAAAAATATCAATTGTAGTTCAATTAACAGGACCAGAAGATTATTCCGGAGGAGACTTAGTTTTAAAATACGGAAAACATGATACAATCATACCAAAAAATAAAGGACGGGTTGTAATCTTCCCATCCTTTATGTTACATCGCGTTACTCCTATTGAATTTGGTACTAGAAAGTCTTTGGTTCTTTGGTTAGGAGGATTGCCTTATAGGTAATTATTTGATAGTATAAATTATTTTATTTCCTTTTTCATCTACAGCTTGAATTGTTTCTATATTAACTTTTAAATTTTGTAGTGATAAAGATATAAAAGCAAGAACATCATGAACATCCGAACCATTGTTAACAAAAACACAATGATTATTAAAGAATGAATCTAGATATTCTTTATAATAATTCAATGCTACATCATAATTTAACATGCTTTTAACTTTAAAAAATACTTTGTTTATATATATTTTTTTATAAATTCTAGGATTATTTAATTTATCTTTTTCCGGAAGAGACAATTTGTTAATATTATATAATAATGCGTTTATTTTTTTATCATTCCAAGGATGCTGCACTTTCCATAATAACGATTGTGTAGCATCTATTTCTATGGTAAGATTTCTAAATGAAGTCCTAGCTTCCGGACTAGGAATTACTGGCTCCTCAGCTTCTACAGGAGGTTTAACTGGTTCTGGTATGATAGTTTTCTTAGATAGCATTTTATCTAGCATAGGATAACCGAAACCGTACTCAATATCTTTGCCCTCAACTCCCCCATCAGTGCTATTGGTTGCTAAGAAGGAAATTAAATCTGCTTGAGTTTTTATTTCTGGATACCACTTAAGAACATGTCCCATGGCAGCGGTTCCGTGTGGAGTAGCCATGCTTGTACCATCCCAAGAAACATAACTATTAGGGTCTTTAAAGGTAGACCAGATAGAAACACCTGGAGCTATTGCCTCTAATTCATTTCCATATTGAGAAAAATTAGCTCTTCTACCTGATTGATCACAAGCCGCCCAAGAAATTACTTCCTTATGAGCAGCAGGCCAACCTACCACTCCGCTACCGTCGTTACCGGCAGCAGCATTTACAAAGGCTCCTCTAGCAATAACTTGCTCAATTGCTCTTGATATTGCCGGAGTTTCGCTCCCGCCTCCCCAAGAGAAATTGTAAACAAGCAAATAACCTAGTTTTTTATACTCCGTTTCCCATACATTAGCCGCATGTAAAATTGCGTTTACTAGCCAATCGGATGCGCCAGAACCATTGGAATTTAATCCCTTTTGTGCCATAATAAGATCTTCGGTAGGTACGTCTTTAACATAGGCAAGACCAAGCGGGAATCCATTAGGATGTTTCCCCATAATAGTACCTGAAACGTGGTGACCATGTCCATGACCATCGATTCCGGTTTTATCCGTAGTGTGATCCAAGCAAAACTTTTTTGGAACAAATTGATTGCCCGATAATAAATCATTGTGATTTGGATACGCCATGGTATCGACAACACAATACAATATTTTACGAGAAGGTTTCTCACCCTTTTTTATTTTTTCAGCAATAAAATCAGTTTTCAAAAACGAATATCCCCAGTTACCATTTGATAATATACTAGATTGTAATGTTGCGTAAATAGGAGTAGGCGGTGGCGGAAGGATAATATCATGGTTTTCTCCTAAAGCATTAAAATACTTGGCTAATAGATCAAAATTAACTCTTTGTGCGAATTGTAAATCAGATACGGAAAATTTCATAATAATTTTTTTACTTGAGCAATTTTTTTGAGGGCCATATAATTACCAATTAATTTTGATAAACTAAATAAAACAAGTTTAACTAATTCAAACCAGTTAATTATTTCCTCACCCTCATCATTAAATAAAACATTTCCTTGTTTGTCTGTTTTGAAAATTGTTTTATCCATGTTCCTAAAGAAAATTTTCAGAATTTCTCTGAACATATCCTTATCTTCAAGTTTATTTACACCTAAATCTAGCATTTCATACTCAGCTAGAGATTCCTTCATTTGTTCAATTACTTTTTGGTTCATATCTTCATTTTTAAATAAATAGTATAGGGCAAAATTATTTTAATCTTTTAGGAAAATATAATTTTTTAAAATCCCAATATTCTTTCATATACTCAGCTCTAATTTCATAATCAGGACTTGTATGATATCCGGACTTCATCATACATTTACATAAGTTTCTGTAAATTTGCATTTGAGGAAGACTATAATCTGTTTTTTTACACTTCTCATATCTATTAGCATTAAAAACGGATGCCCATACTTTAAGACCTTCTTCGGTATTTTTAGCGGAGAAGAATTTTTGTTTTACAGTTCTTCTACGGCCTTTAATGTACTCAACTGTTTTTAAATTAATCCAGTTATGATTACCCAATTTCTTCACTCCTCCAGGATTGCCGTATAACCTCCATAAATCTGTTTCTACCCCTGCTGAAGTAGCTTCTAATATAAAGTACGCATAAATAAATGATACAGGAAAATCTGTCATATGATGTACGGCATATAGAAGAGAGTCATAATTATAAAGTAAGTTTATTCTACGTAAAGTCGTTAGACTAAGTCCATTTAGATTTCTAAATCCTTTATTCTGTAAATACTCTATAGCCTCAGTATGAGTATATTCTTTAAAATCGTGACCATGAGATCTAGATGAAAATGTTGTAAAAGGAATAGTAAAAGGAACGGATTTGTTAGGTTTAACCGCAACTCCGTCCTTTACCATATTTACTTTATTTTCTATATACACCGTATCTTTAATTATCTTGTAAGACGATTTTTCTACATACACGGTATCATATACATATTTCACAACATATTCAATAGAACCCCCGGAAAATATTTCATGTTTATCATAACTAGGAAAAGAATTATGGCTTGATAAAGACCCTAAAAGAAAGGATATAACAATAGCCAAACCTAGATATATCGGCAATTTTTTATTTTCCCTCACATAGGTTTCCATTTTTTCTCCCATTTTTACACTCTTTCAATTCCCGGAGAATCGATGTGAGACATATCGGCTTCTTCATAAGACATAGGTTTCAACATTTTACCATCAGAGGTTCTAGATAAATAAAAATAATCTTCCCCCTCAAAATTTACAGATTTAACATCTACAGTTTCTCCTCCTTCAATCATTTGATACTTTTTTCTTACTGCTAAAACTTGAGATTCCGCCATAGTTTTTGAAGGTAAAAACTTAGAAAAATTACTTTCATTTACTCTCTGCAAAGATTCAACAACAGGTATATTCATTATCTCTAATATACCTACTAATGTGTAAATAATATCTATAGACTCTTTAGCAATATTTCTGCGGTCTAATATATCAAAATCTACATTATCTTGTAAATCGCTTTCATCAAGTACAACAAATTCATCTATAAATTCTGCGACTTCGTCCATAAACAAAGATAAAGCATTTTGTACATGTTCCACAGATTTTTCTTCATGTCGACCTAACATTTTTTGAAATTTAACAACTTGTTCTAAAGAGTCCTTTTTCATTTTTAAAGATTTTGTTTTGTTATAAAAAATTTTTAGTATGCTCACATATTACGTGTGAGTTATGTTATAAAATATTACTTTGTTTGAGAGGAAATCGAAAAAGAATTAGTAGCGGGAGCTGGAGTCGAACTAGCAGTATAGGATCATGAGTCCTATGTGTTAACCATTACACTATCCCGCTTTTTTATTTATTACAGTAGTATATATAATACTTTCTTGTAAAAGTATTTTTACCTTAAAAACTTTTCCCGAAGATAAAAGGTTTTCTTTCGCGTTATTTTCTTTATTCATCGTAATATTTCAACAAATATAAGAAAAAAAAGTTTACCGCGCAAGTTTTTTTCTCTTTATCCAAGATTTTATTTCTTTTCTTACACTTAACTTAAAGAAATCAAAGTACACAAAAGTTTTATCTCTGATGTAAAAATTGCCATTCCATAAAGAATAACAATAGATAAAATCGTATTCTGTTATAATTCTGTTGTCTCTATCTATGTATAAATTGCTCATTAACTCGTATATAAAACTTTCTTTATTTTTCATGACTTTTCCTCCATAGGTATATACACCGTCTCGGTAAACTCCCCAGGGCCCGTAGTTAATTGATATAGAATCTTTATACTCTTGACTAAGGAGTAAAGTACTAGCTAACAATAGCAGTATAGTCAAATAAATTTTCATTAGTTTATTTTTTAGCATAAATATGTACTTATAGTACAATTACAAGCATTTTTTTAAACTATTCTACATTTTTTTATTATTCATATACTTCATGCTAATAAATTTTCCACTAAAGCTACCCAAGATATAGGATGCTATCATGTATAAATTTCCTTGTATTAAAGCATCAATAGAAAAATATAATGATGCTAAAGATATTACGTTTATCATAATGGTATTTATCAAAGATTTAGTAATTTGATTATTATATGTATATCTTATTTCTAATGTCTTTAAAATGTTAAAAAATACTTGAAATGTAAAAAGAAGTATACAGTCAAACATTATTATTTAATTGTATTGTTTGATATAAAAATTTTCTTATAGTATTTATTATTTCCTAATAAAATATAAATTCCTGTTGCTAATTTTCTTTGTTTATCATTTAAGTCATTAATACTATTACCGGATCCCACTAAAACACCGTTAAGATTATATAGTTTCCATTCGCTAAATAAATCTGTAAATAGCATGTCATTAAAATTCAAAAACATGTTCCATCTATCAATTTGCATTTCATCATTCATCCAATCATTGTACATTATATTATCTTTGGACAGAGGTAAAAGATTTTGATTTATTTTTTTTACAGTTTGATTATTAAGACATAATTTTATTGAATCATTTGTTCTGTATACATTAGATATTTCATAAATAACAATAGAATCATGATGTATAGAAAAGTTTATTTTATTCACAAAAGGAGGCTTAGCCATATGTCTTATAGTCAAAGTAAAACAGGAGTCTTTTAAAATACAAACCGAAGTATCTTGTGTTAACCTCTTTTGATTTGGATTATACTCTAATACTATTTTATTGTTTTGTTTTATAGAATAGTAAAAATCCTCAAAAAATTTATTCGCAGAAATTTTTATATTTATCTTTGTGTAAGAAGAATCTTTACCCGGACATTCTTTACTTTCAGGCAAATATTTTTCTAGACAATTAGCGAAAGATACTTTTTGGCGTATTAAATTTCCGGGCTGCAATCCAAAGCCCCATTTATAATCTACTCCTACATTTAGATTTAAGTGACAGTAAGACATTATAGTCCCTTTTGTGTATGGGGTAATTTCAGGAGTTTTGCAGGGAACAGGACCGGTAGGCTCTATAAACCAACAACCATCAAGCGCAGTATTATTTCCATTCCAAGAACATGATTGTGTGTGCGGAGAACCTATGTTATGCCCAATTTCATGTGTCATTACGTGAGAGTTCCAAGAATAATTCGGATAAGGTAAGGTATTCTCCGTTAATCCAGAATAACTAGTTCTATAAAAAGGATCATCACATAATGAATTCAACCACGCAACACCAAAAGATCCTTCAAGAGATACTAATTTTCCAAAGGTTTCTGTCAAAGGTTGTTTTCTCATTTGATAACCAAAACTAAATAACATCTCATAACTATTATAAGTATACCCACTAGGAGTATCCCATATTTTTAACCTGTTTATTTTTATGTTTATTTTTTCATTCTTGTACAGTATAAAAGTTTGCGCAAATACATTCTCTATAAAACTAATTACTTTTTTAGCACTACCTAGCTTAGTATACATGCCATAATCAGCTTCAATATACATGGTTATTAATTTATCTACAGGAGTACCTACCTTTTTATTTACTTCATTCGTAATTACACTCCCCTCCCTATCTAACATAACACACTTAAAATTTGTAGTATCTTTGTAATTTTCTTGATTCCACGTTCCGTAAAGCAATCCATCTACAGAAGAAAAAATCCATCCTTGGCCATCACCCATAATATGAGAGTAGAAAACGTCTTTATCTATAACAACACTAGCAAATCCTCCATCATCTCCTCGCACTTTTCCATAGTAAACTAAACAAGTAGGTTTATGGGATTTTCCAGAACTTGTATATATACTCGCGCTATCCGTAAATAAATCAATTCTCTCCAAATCTATAATCTCTTTTCTTTTTGGAGTAGGTAAAATAATGGAAACACTATCAGGCTTCGACTCAAAAATATAATCTACCTGGCTTTTGTTTATCATCATATATTTTACATGTTGTACCTCTTCTTCAATTAACGAAAAAAATTCATCTTTGAAAAATATAGATACCGGATTTTCTTTTTGTGCATGTAGCGAAAAAAAGAAAAAAAACAAAGAAATAATACTAAATACTTTTTTCATTTTTAACTTGGGTTTAGTTTGTAATTTTCATATAATTTTTCTAAATCCTGCATGTTAATATCACTCTTCGGCCGGGCCTGGATTAATGTACCAGTTTGCTTTATAATCTCAATATAAGGAAGGATATCGTGGTAGTGAGCCCGATTAGTAAAGTCGTGTATTAAAATTGATTGTACGCGATTTATGACAGCTTTACAGGCACATGCTACACGAAATCTACCGTCAACTAATACAACATCAATGTTTTTGTAGTTGTCAATAGCAGAAGAATACAAAGGAAAGTTGTTTTGCTTGGTATTATTTATCGGCCTACCCATATCTCCAGCATTAATATCAATAGCCAGGAAAGTTATATCTGGGTGGACCTTTACTTGCTCATACTGCTTAATCTCATCTATCCACATTTTTTGAGACTCTACGGAAACAATCTTCTTTGCCCCTAACTCACACGCCCGAAAAGTACTCCCCCCGCATCCAAATTCAAAATAAAAACCGCAATTCCTCACTACATCCTCAAACATCTTTATCTCATCTTCCTTCATTAACATTTTCGGAGTCTTCTTCATATCATTATTTTTTCATGTTGCTTCTCTCATATAAGTACATTTAGAGACATCACTTTTTTCATTTCATTTCATTTTACATATTATCATCATTTCATTTTATACATTTTCTCTACATTTACTTATCATTGTTTTTAAAGTTATATTTCATGCTTTCTTAAATGTTATTTTTCATCCTTTTTTCATTTAATATTTCATGTTATTTTAAATCTTATTTTCATTTTGAGTTCATGTTATTTTTAATTTCTATTTCATGTATCTTGTCATTTTTATTTGATGTATGTCTCATGTTATATGGATTCCAAAAGACATCTGTGGTAATTTTTTTTCCCGCCGGTTTTTTAAATATTGATTCCGGAGAAGTGCCGAAACTGTATAGGGAAAATCGTAAAAGCCTGATAATTAATAGGTTGCCTAGTAAGTTACTTCAAATGGTATATAAATAACTAGTAGGGAAAAAAATGGACCTCGATATGAAAAGAGGTATATTTGCGCACGTTAAATTTGCGTTTTTTGTAGCTTATCGAAAATATCCAGGAGGCTAGAACCCAATAACCATGCGGGTTTTGGCGGATCGGTCCTTTTTTTGAAAATTTTTTTAGCCTAATGCTTGACAGCCAATATCTGAAAACCGATATTTGTGGTGTACTTAATCGGTTACGAAGTACGACGCACTAAAAAAGTTTAGCGCGTATATTTGAAAGACTGAAAAATGCTTTACTTACAATGTGAGGAACATAAATAAAGTAAAGTATGGAATAAAAAAAATTAAAAAAACTTTGCAAATAGTTTTTACTTTCAAAAAAAGTTTTTAGATTTGCACTAACAAATTAATTATCTTTTTAACCTTTAAATTTTCGTTATGAAAACTTCACAAAAAATTGTATGTATCGTTATTATTTTAGCTTTATTTGCTACTCTTTTTTATGTAGTATGCAAATTTGTAGACACGGCTAACGCCGGTTTACACGGTACTTTCTAAAAAAAACAGTGGGGCGCGCATACTTAAAACGCGTAATTTTAACCACTTTTTAATCTTTTAAATTTTTTAGCTATGTTTAACTTATTAACATCATTAACACACGAACAACTTTTTTGGTCCTTATTAGCCTCTATAACAATGATTTTACTATCTTTGGGCTATTTCATAATATGGATTGATAAGGTCATAAAAACAGACCCAAATAAACGAAATACTACTTTACTATTTTTTTGGTTATATTTACAAGTTATCCTATTTGCCATTGAATTGGACTGTTTAATCTATTGCATAAATCACGCTTAAAAAAATCATTAACCTTTTTAAATTTTTAGTTATGCTTTACAATGTGAAATTTTATGTTTACCGCAAATGTGCAGTAAACGCTATTAATAAGAATCCACATAAATATGTGAATTCTTATAAAAAAGTTGAGTTTTTTGGTAAAATATATTACCAAATAACAGAAATAGAGGGAATACCTCTATAAAAAGTCGGTGGGGCGCGCATACCAACAACGCGTAAATTTTTTAATCACTTAAATTTTATATTATGATTACGATTGAGTTTAAAAGAAACGGCGCTTTCTTCGCCGCCTATGTGCAAAAGGAAACAGAGAAAGCATACCAATGTGAGATCCTTCATATAGATATTCATTGGGGCGGCGCGGTAAAATTAAATAGACTGGTATGGTTGCCTAAGTCAGCGGTAAACAATAATAAGTTAGCTCAATGGTTAGTAAATAAACTAGACCTTAGCGGGTCATGGGAGGGTGTGCCACCTACCTATCCAAACTAAACAGAAACCCCGGCCGGTGACGGTTCGGGGTTTTTTTTTGCCCGGCTCTAACCTCGATTAGATCCGGGCTTCGCCCGATGAAGTGGGGGGGGCACCCAACGACACACACATACAATAGACAGGCATACAATAGATAGTGCATTAGAGAGACCATTAGACAGGCATACAATAGACAGGACAATATCGCGGGGCCCAATTACATCACACACACTACATACATCACACACATTAGATACATTAGATACACATGATACAATAGATGATAGATAGATGATAGATGAATAGGATATAATAAAACATATAATGAATTGCCTGATAAGATATGTACCATGTATATTAGATGTATATTAGATGTTATATAGATTAAATGATATACCTTATGTTGTATAGATGTTATATAGATTAAATGATGTTATATTAGATGATAGATAGATGTATATTAGATATTATATTTTTTATTTAATGTTATATAGATAGATATTAGGATATGTAATATAAATGTTGTATATTAGATGTATGTTAGATAGATGTATTATTAGATGTATATATAAGATAATGTATATAGAATGAATAATAAGAATGTATGATAGATGTTATATAAGATGATATAGTATAATGTAGTTTAGATGTTATGATAGATGTTATAGTAAGATGTAATTTAAATGATGATTAGATGTGTATTGAGATAGATATGTTATGATAGATGATTAGTGTATGCTGGATGTTAGATATTAAAATGTATGTTAGATTATATGATAGTTCCCCGCAAAAAAACAAACAGAACAGCACAATAGAACGGCACCGACGGACAGACCCATATAAAAGACGGACCGAACGAATTTTGATAGGGATGACTAACAGGAAGCCCGAGTAAATTTTTTGCGGATCAAATATCGTATTTTTAGCAAAATAATTGACAAAATATTAGGAATATACAGTAACTGGTTGTATTTTTGAGTCATTGTTAACCACTTAAATATTTTGTTATGTACGAAGTAAAGTTTTCTGAAGTTAAGGCTTCAAAATTTGTTCAGTTGAAAACTGGCAAATGGGCGGGTATTACTCGCGAAGGTATGATTTATGTTTCAGTTGAAAAGTATGCCATAGGTGATGCTCCTGATGACATACGAAAGACAGAAGCTATCTTGGCAACACCAGAAGAGCGTTCAAGTTTTCACTTGTTCTACTCTAAATGCTAGAAAAAGGCCCCGCGGTAAAACGCGGGGCTATTTTTAACCACTTAAATTTAAAAAAAAATGAGAGTAGATTTTGGTTTTGATTTTTTTAGCTTTCGTTACGGTAAAGCAAAAATAACAGTAAGGTCTAGAGATTTCAAGGTCCTTAAAATTGAAGGAGATGCTACCAAATGGAACGAGTTAGACTATGACTCACAATACGAGGAAATAGTAGAACAGTACGATATAGTTTGGGAAAGTATGTTTGATTAACAAACGGAAGCCTTCGGACGGAAACGGACGGAGGCTCTCTCTTATTTACCGGAACGTAGCTAGAAAGGGCTAGCGTATTTCAATCGGGCTGACTAACAGGAAGCCCGAGTAAATTTTTTGGGGATCAAATATGGTGCTTTTGGTAAAATAATTGCCAAAATATTAGGAATATAGCTTAACTGGTTGTATCTTCGAGTCATAATTAATTACTTAAACTTTTTCACTTATGGAAAATCCATTTTATGTGGTTTTGGCTAAATTCCCTGGAGCCAATAAACAAAAGTATGTTGTTGAGGTCATCGTTAAATTTTACGATGATGAGAATTGCAAAACTATTGGGTATTTGCAACACCCAGAAAGAAAAGAAGACGTAAAAGTCTTTGAAAATTTCTCTGAAATTGCAAAAAGATTTCTCCTTATGGAAGGGAAATGGAGAAAATGTACAAAAAGAGAGTTGAAAATGCTGAACTCAAAAAATTAATCGAAAGCCCCGCGGTGACAGAGCGGGGCTATTTTTAACCACTTAAACAAAAAATTATGAGCCACGAAGAGTTTTTAAGAACCTTAGTAACCGAGGAGTTACTTGATGACTATGAGGCGGACCTCTTAGTATGTGAATTAATTGAGGGACAAGAGGAAGAGGACGAAGAGGAAGAAGAGTAGAACGGAAGCCTCCGGACGGAAACGGACGGAGGCTCTCTCTTATTCAATGGAACGTAGCTAGAGAGGGCTAGCGTATTTCAATTGGGCTGACTAACAGGAAGCCCGAGTAATTTTTTTGCGGATCAAATATGATGCTTTTGGTAAAATAATTGCCAAAATATTAGGAATATAGCTTAACTGGTTGTATCTTCGAGTCATAATTAATTACTTAAACTTTTTCACTTATGAGGAATTCTGTTTTTTTTAATTTACCTTATTATCTTGAGGTTGAAGGCAAAAGCGCCCTATTTACTGAATGCGTATATAACGGCATTCACATTATCGAGAATGATGGAGTATTTATTTCTCAAATTTTGGCAAACCGCCAAAAATGGATGAAAGCCACAAAAAGATTCGATGTTGCTGAAAGACGTTACCTCGCACACCCGGATCGTTTTCACAAGGACTGGCCTATATTCATTACCTCTGTAGAGGATAAACAAGTATTTGTCCTAAACCTTAACAAGTAAATCTAACAAGCCCCGCGGTGACAGAGCGGGGCTATTTTTAACCACTTAAATCTAAACAAAATGACATTCACAAATTTTGAAGAGTTCCTAGGCATAAACCTAGACTTAGGAATCTTAGAGCAATGGTCAAACGACCTAGAGTTAAACGAACTCCTATCAGAGATTGAGGACGAAATAGAAGAAGACGAAGAGGAAGAAGAGTAGAACGGAAGCCTCCGGACGGAAACGGACGGAGGCTCTCTCTTATTCAATGGAACGTAGCCGGAGAGGTCTAGCGTATTTCAATTGGGCTGACTAACAGGAAGCCCGAGTAATTTTTTTGCGGATCAAATATGGTGTTTTTAGCAAAATAATTAGGTAAAAGTTATGATTATACAGTTTTGCGTCGTATATTTGTAGGGCAATCGCAAGGAAGCGAGAGCAATTATGTATCACTTATAAAACAAACAAAATGAGTAAGAGATTTCAAGTTAGCTACACGGGTAATGATCTACAGTTTAAGGGGTGTAAATCTATTGAATACGCCGAAACAAAGGCGGATGCAATTTTATCGGTTTTTAAGCGTTGGCTTAATCATGATTACTTTCCTCAAGAAGATGGAAGTATTTTTGACTCATCTAATAACCTGCTTTACTCAAGAGGTGATGATGTTATTTATTATGATGGTGGATATTTTATTGCCGAAGAGTTAGATTAGTCACCTTATAAGGCAGCCCCTAGCTGCCCTACTTTTTTAAAACACTCAAACAGAAAGCCCCGGACCGGAAACGGTTCGGGGTTTTTTTATGCCCAAACGGAAGCGAACGGAAGCGAACGAATTTTGCTAGGGCTGACTAACAGGAAGCCCGAGTAAATTTTTTGCGGATCAAATATCGTATTTTTAGCAAAATAATTGCCAAAATATTAGGAATATATAGTTTTATGTTGTATTTTTGAGTCATTGTTAATCACTTAAATATTTTCCGTTATGAAAATCACATTTGAAATTTCTCAATCAATTGCAGACCTATTAGAGTATTGCCAATCTGACAAATACTCTGATTTTGAAATGGCACACGATGAAAATGGCGTGCCTTACAGAAACAAAGCTAGAATGGTAGACTTAGAGTTTACCAACTCTTATGCGGAGATAATCTGGAAAGAGGGCTACATGCTAATCTACACGGCGTGGAGCCAGTTCACCTACGAAATTGAGGAAAGAGACGGTAAAACATACTGCACCTATAATGGCGCGGTTAAGGGGTTCCTAAAGCAGGCTTTAATCCCTCACATTACCCCAGCTCCAGGTATTAACATTCATGATTGCATGTGCCACTCCTCTACTCACGGTACACTTCTATTCGAAGAATACTTACTCGCTAGAGGATTATAATTGAAACTACCCCGGACCGGAAACGGTCCGGGGTTTTTTTATGCCCAAACGGAACCGAACGGAAGCGAACGAATTTTGCTAGGGCTGACTAACAGGAAGCCCGAGTAATTTTTTTGCGGATCAAATATGGTGTTTTTAGCAAAATAATTAGGTAAAAGTTATGATTATACAGTTTTGCGTCGTATATTTGTAGGGCAATCGCAAGGAAGCGAGAGCAATTATGTATCACTTATAAAACAAACAAAATGAGTAAGAGATTTCAAGTTAGCTACACGGGTAATGATCTACAGTTTAAGGGGTGTAAATCTATTGAATACGCCGAAACAAAGGCGGATGCAATTTTATCGGTTTTTAAGCGTTGGCTTAATCATGATTACTTTCCTCAAGAAGATGGAAGTATTTTTGACTCATCTAATAACCTGCTTTACTCAAGAGGTGATGATGTTATTTATTATGATGGTGGATATTTTATTGCCGAAGAGTTAGATTAGTCACCTTATAAGGCAGCCCCTAGCTGCCCTACTTTTTTAAAACACTCAAACAGAAAGCCCCGGACCGGAAACGGTTCGGGGTTTTTTTATGCCCAAACGGAAGCGAACGGAAGCGAACGAATTTTGCTAGGGCTGACTAACAGGAAGCCCGAGTAAATTTTTTGCGGATCAAATATCGTATTTTTAGCAAAATAATTGCCAAAATATTAGGAATATATAGTTTTATGTTGTATTTTTGAGTCATTGTTAATCACTTAAATTTTTACTACTATGTCATCATTAATTGTAAGTCAAGTATTGACTAATTTAATCATTTCAACAATGGTTGAACAAAAGTACTTTGGTTCTAAAAAATCACAGGAAAAGTACTTAGAATCTATGTTAAAAATAAGAGAGGGATTTTACAGATTAAAAGGTAATTTTCCAAATGAAGTTGAAAACATTGATGTACAGTCAACAGAAAGGCTATTGAACACGGCTGTAGAATTTATTCAGGATTGCTTAAAAGAAGCCTAAAAACAACAGCCCCGCGGTGACAGAGCGGGGCTATTTTTAACCACTTAAACAAAAAATTATGTCAAAAACTCAAAAAATCCTAATAGACATCAAAAATAATTATATAGAAATTATTTGCATGTCTTTTTATGTAGGAATGTTATTAATGATTTTGTTAGTAATCATAGGCACTATAATCAAAAACATTTAGAACGGACGAACCCCGGCTTAGAACGGTCGGGGTTCATCTTATCATTAGAACGCATTACATTTTATCATATCACATTTCAAACACATTAACATGAATAGTCTATCATCTCTTTTGAATAATGATGCAATCCAATTTGGAACGCATGTAATGAGATTTTTATCCATTGATGCAGTTCCTCATGATTGGGCATTCTGGATTAAATTATTATTGGTTATCATTGTCATTAATAACATTTGGGATATATGTAAGGAATTATTAAACATTATAAGTAAAGATGATAGGATTGATTTAAAATGTATATTCAATGATTTAGTTTGGATTTATATAGCATTAGTTTGCATGAAGTATTGGTTTTTATAGATGATGATAGATGTAGTTTACGGCTGGGATTGGTTTATGATTAATCCCCGCCAAATTTTGCTAGGGCTGACTAACAGAAAGCCCGAGTAATTTTTTTGCGGATCAAATATGGTGTTTTTAGCAAAATAATTAGGTAAAAGTTATGATTATATAGTTTTATGTTGTATTTTTGAGTCATTAATTAATCACTTAAATACTTTATCCTTATGGAAAACAATCAGAATTATGTGGCGACAATATTCAATGCCATGTTCCCAATTTTAAACACTGCTCAAGTCTATGTTGGATTTGGAGTTGGGCAGGAAGATACAAAATTGGCATTCTATGAAGCGTTCCGGAAATGCCAAAAAGAATTACAGGACGGTACAGAAATTTCAATTGGTCCTGAATTTTTTATCCAAGAATTCAAAAATTGGGCAAAGAAATCAGAAGAGATAATTTTTATGTCTTTGTTATCTTATCACCCCGAAAAGTTTTTCCCTCAACAAATAGATGCACTACCTGAAGAATCTGAGTTTTGGGAGGGGATGTACCAAAAGGAACAATGGGAACAGTTCGACGAATCTCAACACCCCTTATTCGATATATGGGTACAAGAAATGCAGGACGTCACTCAAGAAATGTGGCAAGAGTTCTAAAACCAAACAGCCCCGGCCGAAAACGACCGGGGTTTTTTTATGCCCAAACGGAAGCGAACGGAAGCGAACGAATTTTGCTAGGGCTGACTAACAGGAAGCCCGAGCAAATTTTTTGCGGATCAATTTTAAAAAATATTGAAATTTATTTGCTAAAAGTTATGAAATATAAAAATCTTGTTGTATATTTGTAATGCAATCGCAATGAAGCGAGAGCATTAAAAAACAAAGTTATGAAAAATTTAGAAAGTGTTGCAGTTGAATTAAAAGAGGTATTGGCTGCAAAATCAATTTTAGAAGCAAGGGAAAAAACGCTTCGCGCTGAAATCATTGAAGGTTTACAGTCCCAAAACTTAACTCTATTAAAAGTAGGTGGTTTTACGGTATCGATTCGTAAAAATAAAGTTTGGACATATTCAAAATGGGTTCGTACCTTAGAAAAAATGCTCAAAACGCGCAAAGATAACGAACAAAAAAACGGTATCGCTACATTCGAGGAAAATCCAACATGGCAATTCCTAAGCGCAAAGTAAACCAAAAAGGGTAGGCGAAAGCCTACCCTACTTTAACAAATTTTTAACACTTTAAATTATATATCATGTTAGGCAAATTAATAATCATTAGCATTTATGTTTATGTATGCGTTCCACAGTCAAACGGAGGCAAAACGGAGTACTTAGAAAAAGTAGGTACGCGGTCATGGGAGATGCCTGGAACGTTCACCAAAACGGATTCTTTGATTAAAGAAACGGTTAAGTACTATGGAATTGACCTTGAGTATAACAGTATCAAAGTCGACTTAAATACACTACGCATAAAATGTGAGTGCAACTAAGGAAACTTAAGGACCCTTGTCAGAGCGAATTTCGCTCCGGCAAGGCTCCGCCTTGCCTGAGTAAATTTTTGCAGCGGCGGATCTTAACATTTCTTTAACTAAAATAGCAAAAATATTAACACTTATTAACTACTACTTATTACTTTTTTGTTTATCTTTGTAATGCAATCAAAAGCAATTAATTAATCACTTAAACGTAAAAACAAGTACCATGAAAAGCACCATTTTAGAATCGAACGGTATCAGAATCATTTTCTCAGCTTCTGTACTAGGAAAAAAAGTTAGAGTAACCCAGAACGGTAGGGACATAGATACCGTGGTGAACTTTGCTTCCTTCAAGAGGTGGGCTAAGGATGTTCTAACAGAAGGTCAGCTAAGAGTCGCAAAGTCTCAATACAACCGATTGTAGAACGGAAATTCGGGGTTGAGTTACGGCTCAACCCCTCAAATAATAGCTACCTATAAATCCTGGATTTTGTCCGAATCAATCCGCTAGCGAATTTCGCTCCGGCAAGGCTCCGCCTTGCCTGAGTAAATTTTTGCAGGGGCGGATTTTAACATTTCTTTAACTAAAATAGCGAAAATATTAACACTTATTAACTACTACTTATTATTAAAATTTAAAAAATAGTATTATCTTTGTAATGCAGTCGCAATGAAGCGAAGGCGTTAAATAAACAAGTTATGTACCTATTCATTTTAATTTTCTTTTTAGGCTGTTGGTTTCCGATTAGTTTATACGCTATGATTTTAAATAGCGAAGCCGACGGCGATACAGTAAAACAGACGTTAACAAAATTTTTTATTGGTTCGTCCTTATGGATATTGCTAATTGTATTATTTGCAGTACTGATAATTTAACAAAACGTTAACACCGAGGGTATTGCATAATACATTCAATACCCTTATCTTTGCTTTATAATTTTTAAACCACAAAAAACTTAAAAATGGTTACTTTAAAAGAAAAAAAAGGCGCTTTAAAAACTCTTCAATCGGCTATTAAAAAGGCAATTTCAGAAAACGGTAATTTAGATTTTACCGATTTTATAGATGTAGCCTATGAATTGGATAACGAAATTAATAGGTTTGAAAACCAATTTAAAATACAAAAGCCCATAAGGCCGATACCTGTTGGAAACGGACCTTCAAAGGGACAACCTGGGATATATCTTTTAGCTCACTAATAAATAAAGAAACCCACCAAACGGAACGGTTTGGTGGGCATTCTTATGCTAGCGAATTTCGCTCAGGCAAAGCGGAGCCTTGCCTGAGTAAATTTTTGCAGGGGCGGATTTTAACATTTCTTTAACTAAAATAGGGAAAACATTAACACTTTTTTAACTAAACCTATTATTAAAATTTAAAAAATAGTATTATCTTTGTAATGCAATTAATTAATCACTTAAACAAAAACAGGTTATGAAAATTTTAGGTTTTAATTTTATTTTAGGTCAAACGGTACATTCTATAGACCTTAAATTATCCGCTACAAAAAAACTTGGTGGTCGTTTTGTTGTACAAACGTATCACTATGATTTGCAGCAAGTTATAAACAATGACTTTACTCAAGATAAAGAAAATTGTTTAGATTGTCCTTTTAGCTACAATAAAAATAACGGTAAAAGCGGGGGCTGTTATACGCATAAAGGTAATATGCTAAAAGGATTAAAATCTAAATTACGCTCTCTTAATAGAAAGTATAAATTAGGTTTATTAGCTACAGATTATAGCGACGTACTGCCTTTATTAAACAAATATTTAGATAAATTGACTGCCAAAAATATAAATATTTCATTAGTACGGTTCGGTTCTTATGGTGAGGCGGTTACCCTGCCTTTAGACCTGTTAGACGGTTTATCTAAATTAGCAAAGCGTAAAACGGGTTATACGCACCAATGGAACAAACCGGAATTTAAGGAATACGCTAAATTATTAATGGCTTCGACGCACAATATTTTTGAGGCAAAAATAGCCAATGATTTAGGTTTCAGGACATTCAATGTAGGTCTTTTAGAAAACAGTATTATGTGTCCGTCATCACCTACTATAGAAAAGGATAAAAGGGTATCTTGCGCCAATTGTGGACTTTGTGCGGGAAATTCAATCAAAGCAAAGGATATTTATATTCCTAAACACTAAAAAATATAGGGGAATGTTTGGATATTTCAAATATTCCCCTTATATTTGCAACATATTATTAATCACTTAAAATTATAAAGTTATGGCAATCAACAGTAGGATATCTGCAAGCTCTCAAAACGACATAAACGAAGAGCTTATAATACTTGCAAAAGAAACGGTATCAGAACTTAAGGACTTCGACGGGTTCAACGGTATATCAAAAAAGGACTTAGAAAAATTTGTAAATTACATACTAACAATTTACGACGAAGACCCAAGCGACGACCAAATTTTTAATAACGGTAGATGCGAAGGAGGCATAAACTACTAAAAATATAATAACTTGTTTTTTAGCCCCGTCGGATTTAGTGTCCGTCGGGGATTTTTCATGCCAGTGAATTTCGCTCAGGCAGGGCTTTGCCCTGCCTGAGTAAATTTTTGCAGGGGCGGATCTTAACATTTCTTTAACTAAAATAGGGAAAACATTAACATTCTCTTAACTACTAGGTATTGATTTTACCCTTATCTTTGTATCATAATTTTAAACCACTTAATAAACAAGTCTTATGAGTATTCTAAATTTCATCGAGGGCTTATCGCCTAGAAACACTTTTGCTGCTATCCAGTATGAGTCATCAGCAGAAAAGGTAGCAAAAAAGCTAACTTATGGTTGGTTGGCTGCTAATGGTATTTCTCGCGAAGAAGTGCGCTGCATTACTTTTCGTACCTGCCAATTGGGTAGCACCTACAAAAAAAGATTAGAGAATAGAGAGGGCGAGGAAGTTGTAGTAAATCCAGGTTGGGCTAGAGCTTTGGATAACAAAGGTCATTTATTCGACAATCCAAAGAACCTAAAGAAATTTCTACGCATTTTCTTAATTCCAGGAAAACAAGTTAGATGGGGTTTTCCAGACGCAACAACAGAACGGAATCGGTTAGCATTAGTTAAAAGAATGCAAGAAATAGAACCAGAAACGGAATCTAATGAGTTTGAATTGAGAATGATTGAGGTTGACTGCATTCAGAATCTAAAAGCAAAAGAAGTTTTTCAATTAGCGTAAAAAATGTGAGGGGAATGTTTGGAAATGTAAAATATTCCCCTTATCTTTGCCTTATATTAATCACCACTTAAATAAAGTATCTATGGGAACAAGACATAATTTTTATGGAATCTTAGATGATTCTATGAATGAATCACAATTAAGAGAGGAATTAAGCAAATGGACAAGAGAAAGCTTAATTAGTTGGTTAAAATGGAATGACAGAAATGGAGTATATTATGATGAAGAAAGTATGTTAGAGTTTGGAAACATTCTCACGCATAAGGAAGCAATGGATATTATGATTAGTCAAATTATGGAAAACAGATAAGTAGAATTTCAATATCTTAATCACCACTTAAATACTTAAAAAATGAACAAAGAAGGTTTAAAAGTTTCGCTTACAAATGAATTGAGCGAAGAGATTTTTTTCAATGCTTTATGTAATTCATTGGATTATATGTGTAGTGGATATGGACTTGATTTAAAGTACAAACAATCTGACTACAATAATGCTAAGGCTAAATTGAGTAGTCCATGTTATGAAGATGTTTTAATGCAAATGTTAAGAGATGGAGTTAGAATTGGATTGAAAGACCTTGAAGGTGGAATGGATACAGAATATATTACATTAGATACAGTACATGAAAGAGTTAAGAATGTTCCCTTAGACCATCTTTTAGACATGATAAATGATAATGATGATGCAGTTACTGGAGATGTTGTTTTACAGATTGTATTTTTAAATGAAATTATATATGGATAGGATTTAAAAAAGATGGGGGAATGTTTGGAAATGTAAATGTTCTCCCCATCTTTATATTATATTAATCCCCGCGAAAAACTTAAAAAAAGTAAAATGAATAATAAACATATTTGGGAAGGTTGGACAGTTCAAGATTTTATAGATGAACTTGAGCCCACTTTTAATAGAATTATTAATAGTCATTCCTGGACAGCACCTTTTAAAAATGACAAAGAACTAAAGGAATGGCTTAAGGATAATCAACCGTATTACAAGAAAGATATCCCCGAAGTTTTTAATTATTTTAGAGCAAAGCTAAGGTAAGAATACATGACTTGTTTTTTGCCCCGTCGGATTTAGTGTCCGTCGGGAATCTTCATGCCAGTGAATTTCGCTCAGGCAGGGCAAAGCCCTGCCTGAGTAATTTTTGCAGGACCAGGATTTTAACATTTCCTTAACTAAAATAGGGAAAACATTAACACTCCCTTAACTACTAGGTATTGTTTTTATACTTATCTTTGTAGTGTTATAAAGAGAGAGGGTAATTAGAAAGGCAAAAAATAATTTAAAAAAAGTTTGCCTTAAATTTGGAAAATAGAAAATTACTCTTTATTTTTGCATCAGATTCTTAACCACTTTAAATTTTTAATGTATGCTTTTCACAGAAGAAGTAAGCGCAAATCTAAGCGCAAAGTATGTAGCTATTAGCTCAAAGAAATTAATTAATGACCTTCAGTCTAATGGTTTTGAGCTTTCGGGCTTTCAGACTAAAAAGAAAGGTGCTAAAAGTTCCGCGCACCTTATTAGAATGAGGTACAATAAGGAATTAATCTTAAATGGTGAAACCTTATATCCAGAGGTCGTTATCCGTAATTCTTTTGACGGAACGGTTGGGTTTGAATGTTCAATGGGGATATTTAGATTAGTATGCTCAAACGGACTAACTGTATCGGATTCAAGATTTGAATCTAAGATTTTCAAAGTAAGGCATTTTGGAAAGAAGGCAATGGATATTTCAGAGAAAGTTATTTCAGGTGAGATTGTAGCCAACTTTTTTGAATTGCTACCTAAACTCGAGGAATATGTATTGCAGCAAATGTCTGTAAACTTGACCGAAGAAAAGGCTATTGAATTCGCCATGAAGGCTGCTGCTTTGCGTTTTAAGAGAGCCTTTACAGAAAATGAGGCTAAGGTATTACTTGCGTCAGAAAGGTTCGCAGATGATGAAAATACGCTTTGGGCAATTCAGAATCGCATTCAAGAAAAATTGATTAATGGGTTTGCAGGTAGAAGAAAATATTCTGCATTGAAAGACCCAAACAAGACTGCAATTATCAATGAGAGGTTAGCTAATCTTTCTATGGAGTTCGCAAATTAATTTAAAAAAATGTGGGGGGAATGTTTGGAAATGTAAAATGTTCCTCCTATCTTTGTAAAATATTAATCACCACTTTAAATTTTAAAATTATGCACAATCTGCATTTAATTAGAACAAAAGCTGATTCTCATTCCGACGCTATTGGCATTGTTGAGGACTATCTATTTGATTGGGGTACAGAGAATAATTGGTTTACTATCATGGGTTCTCATTGCAAAGAAGACAAATCATTCTCTGAATCTTTTGATGAGAAATGGATAACTAAGGATGAATTACTTAATGACCCAAATAGATTTAATTTTTTAACAGAGGTAAATGATTACTACAAGCAAGCATTCCTTAAGGTGTCTAATTTAGAGAATACTGAAATAGTTCATCCTTTTGATTGGAGATGTGCCGCTAATTATTGCAAAGAGCAATCTGAAATAGCAAGTCTTTCAGACCCTACTAAAGTTGATATATGGTCAGATACTTTTTATGACGGAAGTATTGACGAACCTGGTATTTCTGAATTATACACTAATGGCAAATTTACTTTTGTTGTCTTAGTGAATATGCACTCGTAAATAAAAACCCTCCTGGTTAACTCCGGGAGGGTTTTTTCATGCCAGTGAATTTCGCTCGGGCAGGGCAAAGCCCTGCCCGAGTAATTTTTTGCAGGGGCGGATCTTAACATTTCCTTAACTAAAATAGGGAAAACATTAACACTCCCTTAACTACTAGGTATTGTTTTTATGCTTATCTTTGTGGTGTTGTTAAGAGAGAGAGTAATTAGAAAGGCAAAAAAATAATTTAAAAAAAGTTTGCCTTAAATTTGGAAAATAGAAAATTACTTTTTATTTTTGCATCAGATTATTAACCACTTAAATACACAAGTTATGCTTAAGCAAATTAATTTCAGATTAGGCGACGTTATCCACTGTATCGATATCAAGCCTAGTGCCACTCCGAAGCTCGCTAAAAAAGGCGAAATTATCTTACAAACTTATCATTTTTCTATTGACCAGATTAATGAAGGTAGCCTAAAAAATGACTCAAAGGTATGTTTTGATTGTAAGTTCTCTTATAATGCAAACGACGGAAAGTCAGGCGGTTGCTATACCCATGCGAACGGATCCCTAGCATGGGGATTGATTGCAAAATTAAAAGCCTTAAAAAAGCGTTTGGATAACGGATTAATTCCGGAAGGAGCTGAAGGCGTAATGGAACAAATTACGAGCGTTACAAAAAAGGTTAAAATATCCTTTGCTAGATTGGGAACGTATGGAGAGCCTACATTATTACCTTTTGAGTTGATAGAACAAATAAGGCCTTTGGTTGGTAAGGTTTCAGGCTATACTCACCAATGGCACAAACCAGAGAATAAGCCTTATGCAAAATACTTAATGGCTAGTACGCATAATATCTTTGACGTAAAATTAGCCGAAGGCCTTGGATTCAGGTCTTACAATGCTAGTGAGGTTGAAGGTGCTATCCTTTGTCCATCAGCACCAACCATAGCAAAAGAAAAGCAAGTAAGCTGCGCTAAATGTGGATTGTGTGAAGGTGGAAAGAAAGCTAAGAATATTTACAATGTAATCCATTAACATAACATTAACATAGGGGGGTATTTACTTTATCAAATATTCCCCCTACATTTGCATCAGATTATTAACCACTTAAATTAAAAAACATGAAAAGGATTAAAGTTAGATTCTCTTTACAACGTGGAGAAAATTATATGAAATGGAGAGTGATTGGCAATAATGGAGTTGTCACATATTACAATCCATGTGAAGTTCAATTAATCATGATGGGATGCACTTTAAAGAATAATAAGAAATTAGCTACTAAGATTTTTAATGGAGAAAGTACTAAGGTTGTATGTGCATGGATTTTATGTAATCATTTAGAGATTAGATATTCTGATTTTATTAAAGAGTCTGATTTTAAAATTAAGTACAATCCTAAAGTTGCTCCTAATTGGACTTTTCTGGGGGAAGATATTGATAATAGGGATATTTCTCACATTGTTTCGGTTGACTATAAATTGTGTATTGATTCTATTCCTGACGGTATGGGATTGGGGGAATATAAGAGTTAAAAATCCCCGCGGAAAATTAACAAAACATTAACGATAAGGGTATTGCATAGTATATCCGATACCCTTATCTTTGCACTATATTTTAAACCACTAAATTTATTTATTATGTTTGAACTAAAAGCCACCAAAGGCAATATTGATTTGTCTGTATTTAATTTGTCAACTTTGATTCAAGAGTCAAATCAGAATGTAAGAGATATAGACTCTCACAATCTAGAAGTTATTAAAAGATTCAAAGAACTTGTGCTTAGTTATTATGGTGAACTATCCAATGTTATGGATAAATTAGATTTACCTTATTTTGAAGTTAATGGTTACAACAATCTGTATGCTCATTTAGCTTGTGGAGGAGATTATGAAATCACTTTATATTCTAACGGGATTAGTGAATCTTTAATGTTTGGCCATGGTAGAGGATATATAAAAATCTATCTTGCCGCTCCTTTTGAAAGTTGTGGAAGAAAATTATCTTGCAATTTTACGGGAACTATTAGGATAGGCAAAAGATGGTTAGAGCATTCTTCTTATAAGGAATACCCCCTAGAATCTGTTTCTCAAATCATCGAACTAGGGCAAGATGTAATCAAGCTCCATATCTTAGGTAGAGATATAAAGGACATCACAGAACTATTAATTCAAGAGAAAAAACTAATATACTAGTTTTAACAAAACATTAACGATAAGGGTATTGCATAGTATATTCGATACCCTTATCTTTGCACTATAATTATTCACCACTTTAAATTTTAAATCATGCAGCTAGACAATGAAATGTTAGATAAGTTAGAATCTTGGTTTGAAACCTACAATCCTCATTGTATGATATACTCACCTTATATGGACGAAGAAGAAGAAGATAAAATGTTTGATGATTATAATGAATTAATTGAATTATTGGAGAGAGCTAAAGCTGGCACTCTTACTAAAGATGATGAAGATGTAATAGCATTTCATATCGAGTGTATCGAAGAAGATTATTAATCACCACTTTAAATTATAAAATTATGTTAGTAGAACTAAAAAATCTTACTAGAAAAGATTTAGTAATTACTTTAGAAGACTTACTTTCAGACGAGTTTGATTCATCAGAACTTGTGTACTTGACTGAAGAAGAACTTATTAGTGCTATAATTAATGCAGCTTTGTTTTATAAGAACGAGGCTAATTATATCCCATCTAGTGATGTATTTAATTCTTATGAAAAAAGGAAATAATTAATAAGTAAATGATAAGTCAGGTGGCGGAAGGTAGACGCTAAAAAACTGTAATGAGGTTACGCTATCCTCACGTTAAATAAAAAAAGTATCAACGCGGTAGCGCGGTAGCCTTGCAGGTTCGAATCCTGCCCTGACTTCCAAAGGTTAATAAGTTTAAGTGGTTCGCTCCTGGCATTCTATGCCAGGAGTTTTTTTGTTGCTAGTGAATTTCGCTCGGGCAAGGCAAAGCCTTGCCCGAGTAAATTTTCCAGGCCCCTCTTTCCAGCATGGCCAGTAATGTATGGGGATCCGGGTTTAACATTTTTTTAACATTTTCTTAGATCCTTTTAACATTTGAAATTAGGATAATAGGGAAATGGGGTGTATTTTTGCAATGTCAATTAGATGATAGGGAATAGATGAGATATAGTATGAGTTACATTTTACTGCATTTCATTTTAACATTTATTTAACATATATTTTTCATTCTATGATTATGATATTAGATAGAATGTTATTATCTTTGCGACATATTATTAACCATTTAAATTTTTAGATTATGCCAAATTGGTGTTCAAATTGTATCTCATTTGAAGGTACGGAAAAAGCTATGCAGACATTGAAAAAAGATGTTAGCATGATTAAGGATGGTCATTGCATGTTCACTGCATTGACGGACATTAAGAGTGAATGGAATTATGATGTATGGAATGCGGAGTTCGGTACTAAATGGAGTGTGATGATGGATGACGACATTAGGGATACAATGGAGCAACATGATTATTTTAATTGTGAAACGGCTTGGAGTCCATGTATTGGATTTGTTCAAAAAGTATGTAAGAAGTACGGAGTAGAAGGACGGATTGAATATTCAGAGCCAGGGATGGGCTTTGCAGGTATTATAGATATTGATGAAAATGGGGATGAATTGAGTATAGTTGAAATGTCTTATAGGGAATATCAATATAAGCATTTAGGTACTGATGGTTTTTTTGAAGATTTTGTTATTGATGTTGAAGAGGGATTTATTGAAAGTGAAGAACAAATTAAGGAAGATTATTCTTATGTTGATGCTGAAGACATGGAAGAAATGATTAGGATATATAGAGAGGGTAGCCCCGCGGAAAATTAAGAAATAATTAAAATAGGGGGGTATTGACTTTCTCAAATATCCCCCATATATTTGCACTATATTATTCACCACATAAACTAAAAAAATGAATAAGATTGAATTAAAGAGTGTTAAATTCTCTGAATGGAATTCACAAGAGACTTGTTGTTTCCAAGCAAATGTTTTCTTTAACGGAAAGAAAGTAGGGTACTGTAAAAATGATGGAATGGGGGGATATACCTACTGTTATTGTATAGGCGATAGAGAGTTGTACGGCCAAATGGAGTCTTACTGTAAAACTCTTCCTGACAATGATAATTATGTAGGTAAGCCTAGCGTAGAGAATGTAGTAGATGAACTGTTCAATTCTTGGTTAAAAGACTATTATAAGAAAAAACGAGAAAAGGATTTTAGTAAGGGGTTATGTATTGGTACAGAAAACTTCTACAATTTGCTTGAAGTACTTGTAGGCGGTAAGCGTACAAAAATAGAAGACTTGTTAATGACTGAGCAAGGTTCTAATTACTTAAGAAACCTATGCAAGCAGAAGAGAGAAGAAGGTCTTAACATTCTAAATACCAACTTACCCTTTTAACAAAACATTAACGATAGGGGTATTGCATAGTATATCCGATACCCTTATCTTTGCACTATATTTATTCACCACTAAACTAAAAAAATGGACAACCAAAAAATTAAAATTGTTGATGGTTTTGTATGGTTATTGATTACCGACAAAGCTAAGGAAGTTTACCAGTCAGGTTTATTCGATGGCTCTATCTACGCGCTATATGATGACGATGTAGAAACAGACTTTATAGAGACCTATGAAGAACTTATTGATGCATTAGAGAGAGGTCTTGAAATTGCAATAGAAATCGGACGGTCTAGGAATACTGACGCAGTAGAAGATGCAAAAGAGGTATTGAGAGACCATGGTTACTTTGTTGATAACCTATGGCATATCCAGAATGTTCAATTTAACTACATGGAGGCTAGCGATGAAGATGCTCAAAAGATTTTAAAAATGGCTCTTACCAACGAAGATATCACGGATCAAATCTCGTTAGCAATTATTGATGCAATTGAGTTGTACTTCCAAGATGAGAACATCTTCTAGGAATTCGGAGATTAACAAAACATTAACGATAGGGGTATTGCATAGTATATCCGATACCCTTATCTTTGCACTATATTTATTCACCACTAAACTAAAAAAAATGGACAACCAAAAAATTAAAATTGTTGATGGTTTTGTATGGTTATTGATTACCGATAAAGCTAAAGAAGTTTATCAGTCAGGTTTATTCGACGGCTCTATCTATGTACTAGATGACGACCTAAGCGAAGGACTATGCGAATCCTACGAAGACCTTTTGAAAGCATTAGAGAATGGTTGTGACATAGCCTTAGAGGTTGGCTATATAACCGAAAGAGATGCTCGAATAATATTGTTTTGAATTAATCGCCACTAAACTAAAAAAAAAATGGACGCAGTAGAAGATGCAAAAAAGGTATTAAGAGACCATGGTTACTTTGTTGATAACCTATGGCACATTGAGGACGTACAATCCTTACACAAGGGAGCAAGTGTGGAAGATGCTCATAGAATATTAAATGATGCTCTTACCAACGGAGCGACCATGGAGCAGATATGGTATTCAATTACCGATGCTCTAGAAAATGAGGAAGGATATGTTCCCCTTTCCGACGAGGACGAAGATTAACAAAACATTAACGATAAGGGTATTGCATAGTATATCCGATACCCTTATCTTTGCACTATATTTATTCACCACTAAACTAAAAAAAATGAACATTGACAGAAGTTCTTATTTATTCAAGATTGTTTCCTATCATGTATCAAACATCTGTAATGAAATCATGAATGAGGACGATAAGACATCAGAAAAACTTGGAACAAAAGATGCTAAAGATGTCCTACTATTTACTCACATGATGGGTTCATTTGAGTCTATCATGGAAAATTTGGATGCATTGACATGTAAGATTGTAGAGAATGTTGACATGAATATTTTAGATGATTCCGATGAAGTATTGTATGACCATGTGTACACCGAATTTTTAAACAACTATAAAAAATAATATGAGAAATAATAAGGAATGGGTAGCTATCCTAAATGGCACAAGGATTGATTCTAATGGCTTTTATTGTGGTGCCGCTTGTGTTACTGCCTACACTAAAAAAGAGGCCATACGATTGCTCTCTAAGGCTAAAATGCATTACTTCGGTACTTACAAGATTAGCAAGGAAGTTAGAAGGAATACAAACATCTACGCTAATTAACAAAAAATTAACTATAGGGGTATTGTATAGTAGATCCGGTACCCCTATCTTTGTATCATATTATTAACCACTAAACTAAAAGATGAACGTATTAGAATTATTCGCAGGCAGTAAGTCTATTGGCAAAGCTGCTGCTCAATTAGACATGAACGTATTCTCTGTTGATTGGGAAAACTTTGATGGTATTGATTTGCAGATAGACATTTCAAAACTAAAGAAAGAAGATGTTCCGTTTGTTCCAGATATTATTTGGGCATCTCCAGATTGTACAACATACACTATTGCTGCTATATCTACTCACAGAAATGGCGTAGAGCCGAAGAGCAAGTACGCTAGCGAGTGCGACATCACTAATCAACATTTCATATCATTGATAAAGGAATGGTTAGAGATTAATCCTAACATGGTTTTCTTCATAGAGAATCCAAGAGGCATGTTAAGAAAGATGCCATGGATGCAAGAATTTAAAAGACATACAGTATGGTATTGCCAGTACGGAGACGACAGAGCGAAGCCTACAGATATATGGACTAATTCAGAAGATTGGGTTCCTAGACCAATATGTAAAAATGGTAATAAGAAATGTCACCATACCCCTGCTCCTAGAGGTTCAAAGACAGGAACTCAAGGAAGGAAGGGTTCTTATGAAAGAAGCAGAATTCCAGAAGAGTTGTGTCATGAAATTCTAACTTCTTGTAAAAAATATTAATTATTAGTCACCGCGAAAAACTTAAAAAATGGCAATATTCAAGTATTTAGATGATTTCTTACCAGGCAGAAATGTCAATGATTTTGTATTCACTATGTTAGACCCTATATCTAATGAAGAATTAACATGGTATATAGAAGATGTCTTAGATGAAATAAATAGAGACAGGTCAGCTAAGTGGACTAACTACACAAAAGATGATTGGTACGATGGTTGGAATTCATGGTGTGAGGATGATGCTTATGTAATGCTCTCCATAGAAGACAAGGGAGACATAGTGCATAGACCGTTTTCTTAGTAAATAAAATGGTCGGGGCAGGTTCAAATCCTGTCCTGACTACCAACAGCTTAAATGTTGTGCAAGAGTACCCGTTCTCTGAAGATAAACAAAGGGGTTAGTCAGGTGGTGAAATTGGTAACACCTCAGGGGTAATAGCTTGATAATATAGGTTCAAATCCTATTCTGACCACACGTTCTGGTTAATCACCAGATAGTATGCCTAATATGATGAAACAGAGTGATTACTGTATAGGTACGTACATTGACGTATAGGGAGAACGTCAGGGGGTGTCAACCCGACCTCGTTAGGACGAAATGACTATTCCTAACCCCTTGTCTAGGGGGACAGCCATAACATCTGTAAGTTGGATAAATTAGGGTGTTAGTTTTTTTGGATTTTTAGAAACATTTATATATTAAATTTTAAATAATTAAGAGGGCGTGTACTCTTACAGGTTAGAATCTGTCCTGACTACAAAAAAATAACTAAAATGAAAGTACTAATAACGGGCGTCGCAGGATTTATAGGCAGTCATCTAGCACACTCTATGTTAACCCAATGGCACAAAGTGATAGGTGTGGACTTCTTTGAGAGAAGCGATGCCCGGTTATTAAATAGAATGAGATTGGATAACCTGCATAAGACGAAGGGCATTGAGTATCACAACGTAGACATAGCAGACAGGGATCAGGTAGAACCTATATTCTCTCTTCACAAGTTTGACATGGTTATAAATCTTGCGGGCCAGGCAGGAGTGAGATCTAGCATTAAAAATCCGGATCTCTATGCCCGATCAAATGTCCAGGGATTTTTAACCATTATAGAAGCATGTAAGAAATATGATGTAAAGCATTTAGTGTATGCATCTAGTTCAAGTGTATATGGAATGAGAGATAACATGGATATGACATTTAGTACAGATGATAGAACGGATGGGCCAGTATCCTTTTATGCAGCGACTAAGAAGATGAATGAATTGACGGCACATGTATATAGTCATTTGTTCAACATGCGTACTACAGGTCTTAGATTCTTTACAGTGTATGGTCCATGGGGTAGACCAGATATGATGGTTTATAAATTTACATATAACATCTATAATAAGATTCCTATTGACATTTATAATCATGGAGAGATGTTTAGAGAATTTACTTACATTGATGATATTATTGATGGGATTAATATTGTGATTAAAAATGAAACGGATGTCAAGTACATGTTATATAATATAGGTAGCAATGAGAGTATTAAGATATTAGATTTTATTGATGTCCTGGAGGAGGAGATTGGTATTGGGGCCCTGCGGAATTTTGAACGGATGCAAGACGGAGATGTTTTATTTACTGCATCTGATGTAGCCCCGCTGAAAAATCTAGGTTACGAACCAAAAGTAAAATATAGAGAAGGGATCAAACGGTTTTTAAAATGGTATGATTCGATAGACAATACAACACACCGGAAAATATTAGAACAGACCGGTTTATAAAGAGCAAAGTTTAAGTGGTGCATTTAGAAGACAGGCTCTAATCTCTCCGGTTATCCTGTCTTCCTTTTAAAAAACAAACAAAAAATTATATGAGAAAAATTAGTTTATGTGCTTTATTATTCGTATCTTTACTATCTTACGGCCAAACGGATAGTACAGATTGCCCGATTTATTCTATAGTCAATAACACGGTTTTCTTTGTGCCTGATCAAAACAAATTCGAATACGTAATTGTTAGCAGACATGATGATTTCGTAGAGACATTAAATCACATGCTAACCTTCATCAAACCGAAACAGGATAACCTTGTAGTAGCCTTTAACGGCCGGGAAGAGGAAGTGATTTACAACGACAGGAAAAAACGATACTACTTTGAAGGAGGCCACTACAAGAATTTCGGGGACCTAATTTCGGCGGTGAAGTTCTTTTTACTAACAAATTAAAAACATCTCACAACATGTCTAAAAAATTAGAAACAAAGGATCTCATATCATTAGATTCATTATCATTAGGAGAGTCCATAGATAATAAGATGTCTATATTCAATAACGTCATTACATCTATTAAAACATTCCCAGATTCAAATTATTTATGTACGGCTTACCTGTTACTAGAAGATCCGGAAGATGTGACAAATGTATTCTTCTTTCCATTGTTTGAAGATGAAGAAAAGAACATGCAGGCATTCTTATTGAAAACGGAAGAAGATACAAAAGTGTTTTTAAATTACATGGAGAAAGTATCTGAAAATGTAAAAGTTCCAAAACTTACAGAATTCATAAATGAGATAAATCATGAAATAGAAATAGATTCTGAAAAAGGAAAATATTATAAATCATGTAAAGGTATATTAACCCTACCGGCATAAATTAATCGCGGGGCTGAAAAAAATGGCCCCGCGGAAAATTGAAGAACGCATCCTGGATAGATGGGAAAAATTTATGCGAAAAAAACTTTGACCAGGTGTTGCATATATCAATAGAATGTTTTATCTTTGCCAAATAAATAAATGAAATTATGAAAAATGAAGTAACGGAATGGATAAACCAGGTTGGTAGCCTCATTAGACAACAAAAGATTCTCAAAGAAAAAGAAACGGATCTTAGGGAAAAAATATCGGAGGCGATAAGCGATATCGACTTATCATCCATATCAACAAAAGAAGTAACAATAACTAAGGTAACGAAAAAGAATTACACTTACTCTAAAAAAATACAGGAGAAAGAACGAGAACTAAAAGTAATGAAGCAACAGGAAGAAGAATACGGAGTAGCGACATACGTTTTAAAAAGTCACTACATGTATACCTTGAATAAAGACATTGAAAATAATTCTAACGACATCTAATATGAATAACAATAGTAATATACCGGCTAACATATTAGAAAGATGTTACGATGAAATGTCTATCATTGCGAACGGTGTTAGATACTGCGGTAAACGACTTCAAACAGACGGAATAGAATTGTATGTTATAACCGGTGATTATGAACCGGCAGTCAAAACACACATGACATACATTGCAGCCATTCATAGACCATCAAAAAAGATTGAATGGTTCGACATGTTAGAGAACGGTAAGCTTTTCCCGTGGATCACAAAAAAGGTTGCTAAGGGCATAGAAGAGTTTAAATTATCAATAAAAAAAGGTTAACCCCCCAAAAATTATCATGGAAGCTAAAAAGAAAAAGTTTGTAGGAAACGGCAGGTTGATAAACACAAAAGATTCGACCGGCTTTGGAATGAACCTCTGCATCACCGACCTGTTCGAAATGTGCATGAAGGATCCGGAAGTTATGGAGTTTGTATATGAGTCGGAAAAGACCGGAAAGAAATACATACCCCTCATCGCATGGCCCCTAAAAGATATTAAAGAAGGAGAAAAGCTAAGAACGCACGCAATAAGCATCGACACATATAAGAAAGACGATGCCACAAGCAAACAAGCGTACAAAGCTCCGGAAAAGAAAGCTAAAGAAAATGTATTCGATGATTCATTTGAGGTAGCCAGCTTGTCCAATACATCCGATTCTCTACTATCCGATGATGACTTACCGTTCTAAACCAACTCCGGTAGTAAAACGTAGCCAAAATCAGTATTTATTCTCAATCAATAAATGTTTTAATCATGTTATCAACTAGTGTTTTTGTTTTATTATCAGTTATTGCACTTATTTTTGGAATCATGGGAGTTGTAATCTTAGCATCAAAAGAACCATCCGGATCAGTATCATCAGCATGGGAAAAGAATGTACCAGGATGGCTCCTAATTGTATCTAGCTTGTCCCTAATTGCAAGTGTACTAATTTTAATCTAACGGAAAAGGGCCGGCCAAGTTATAATCCGGCCCTTTTTTCTTTTTTCTATCTCCCTATGTTGAAAAAAATATAAAAAAAATGTAAAATGTTGATTGTCAATGATATAATATTTTCAAACATGCTTTTTAGATGGAATTAATGCATTTTTTTCTATCTCCCTATGTTGAAAAAAATATAAAAAATCATAAAACGTTGACAATCAATGCTATTTTTTATCGATAATCCTTAAAAATGCACAACAAAATGTCTAAAAAATGCACAAAATGTCTAAAAAATGCACAAAATGATGAAAAAATCCATCATTATGCATGTTTTTTTAATATTAAATATGTGTTTAAAATGAATTTCCCATAGACATCATAGAATCAATTTTAAGGCATGTAGCGTTCATTCTGCTGCATCTTCTCATGGTGGGTGGAACTAGACGAAGGGTTGCACCTAGAGTCTTTTAGACGGCCTCTGTGTGCGAAATAAAGGCATTCGGTGTGAAAACGGGGCTCACAAACAACCAATTACCTCATCAATTACTAGGAATGCACTTCAAGTTTACATACATTATAGAGCGTATTTTCTGCTGCACATTTTACGATAAATTAACATCATTTCCAACATGGCTTTTACATGGGATAGACATTATTTGTATTATTTTTTTATTTCATGTTATATTACTCATTGAATATCATGTTACTATGATTTTTTTGAAGATTGTCATGATGGTATTTTATTTTAGGGGAATGGTAAAATAAATGATATATTATTTTATCATGTTTTTTATTTAATTTTTTATTTATTGCATTATATGTTACTATCATGTTGATTATGATTTTATTTTTATTGTTATTGATGTCTTTATTACATGTTATATTGGATGATGTATGGAGGACATGATAGTATACATGATAGTATAAATGTATTAATGTTATGTTGGATGTTTTTATTTTTTATTGTTATTAATGTTTGGATATGTTATTTTAATGTTGTATCTTTGTCATGTTTATTATTATTATTATATGTTATGCTGGGATTATGTATTATGTGGTGTCCCCGCGAAATATTTAGAAAACCAGGTAAAACAAAATGTAAAGTTATGAAGAATATAAAAGGACAAGTAAGGAATCAAGTATGGGGTCAAGTATGGGAGCAAGTAAGTGATCGAGTATATAATCAAGTAGATAATAAAGTATGTTATCAAGTAAGGAATCAAGTATGGAGTCAAGTATGGGAGCAAGTAAGTATTCGAGTAAGGAATCAAGTAAGTAGTCAAGTGAGGAATCAAGTAAAACAAAATGTAAAGTTATGAAGAATGTAAATAATCAAGCAGGTAGTCAAGTAGAGTATCAACTAAGGAATCAAGTAAGTAGTCAAGTATGGGAGCAAGTAAGTATTCAAGTGAGGAATCAAGTATGGGAGCAATTAAGTAGTCAAGTAGAGTATCAAGTAGGGGAGCAAGTAGGGGATCGAGTGAGTCATAAAGTATGGAATCAAGTGAGAAGTCAAGTAACAGAAAATACGAAGTTATGAAGAATGTAAATAATCAAGCAGGTAGTCAAGTAGAGTATCAACTAAGGAA